ATCCAGTCCCACCCAGGGGACTCGAGTCCCGAACTCGATCCCCACGATACCCTCCGCCGGATCCGCTATAACGGCGATCGAGAGTTCGCCTCTGTCCTCGGCGCAGAGCTTGCCGCCCGGGAATTGACCGGTGGGCCCTGGTTTCTGATGGTCCGCCATTGGCCCATCTTACCAGCACATGGATGAGCCCACCCGTGCAACCGCGCCCCACGAGTGGATGGTTCAAAGGCAAAAAGCCGTAACCGGCGATACACACTCAGCAACGCGAAGCAGGCGCTTCTAAGTAATTGTTCCGCAAGGACACCCGGAAGCGGTCCTCCTCAGACTCCCAAGGTCTTCGCTCCAAAAGAGGAAACAGATTTCTCATTCAGGAGTGAACGACTATGGCCAACCGGGATAATCCCCACGGCTTCCGACCTTTGATGCGCTCGCTATCCGGCGGACCAGGCGCGGCGACAATGGGCGCGCACAAGCTGGTGGGCTACGGCACCGCGCTTTTCATCCACGACTGCATTACGCGCGTGGCCAGCGGCCTGAAGTACACGCAGGCGATTTCCGCGGCCATCACACCGGGCACAACCGTGATTGCCGGTGTGAACCTGATCCACGGCGCGGCCTCGACCGCCACCGACCATATCATCGTGCCGGCGGCCGGCTACCAGGTCTTTGAAGCGCAGGACAACAAGGACACCGACGGCATCGGGGTCGCCGACGTGAACAAGAACTTCAATGTGGAGCTCAACGCCGGCAGCGCTATCACCAAGATTTCGGGCCACGAGATCGACGAATCGACCCTGAACACCACCAACACACTGGACGCCAAGCTGGTGGGCATTTTCCGCTCCCCGGACAACCTGATCGATGCCAGTGGCTGGGTACGCGGCGAGTGCATCTTCAACCGCGTGCAGTTCAGCGATCAGACCACGGCGGTCTAAGGAGCCATCATGCAAATCACAGGATCTTTCACTAACTTCTTCGACACCACGATGCTCCCCGCGATCACCGGGAGCGTGTGGGAAGCGTTCGACGCCAAGCCCAAACAGGGGCTGATGCTGCTGGGCAACGAGAGCACGCAAAAGAAAATCATCCAGAAGGCCGGAGTGACCGGCGTCGGACTGCCCGCCCTGGTGCAGGAAGGCGCGGACACCGACACCGATACCTTCGTGCAGCTTCCGACCAAGACCTACCGCATCGCCAAATACGGCCTGGGTATCGGAGCTTCGCGCGAGCTTGTGGCCGACGATGAGCACGGCATCATCACCCAGCGCTCCGAAATGCTGGGCGAATCCATCGCCGAGTCGATCGAGATTCAGGCGTTCAGCGTCCTGAACAACGGTTTCGACGAGACCAACTTCCCCGGCCCGGACGGAAAAGCGCTTTTCTCGCTAACCCACCCGGCGTACAAAGCCGGCGGCGTGCGGATCAACCTGCTTTCTTCGGCCGCCGATCTGGACGTGGCGTCTCTCGAGCTGGCGCTGATCGACTACGAAAACATGGTCGACCATCGCGGCTTCTTCCAGCGGCTGCCCACCCCGCGGCTTCTGGTCTCTCCCACTAACCGGTTCAACGCCTACGAAATCACCAAGAGCAATCAGCGGTCGGACACGGCGAACAATGCCGTGAACGCCTTCAAGTACGGCGAGAACGGCAACATCGAGCCCATGGTTTCGGCTTACATCACCGATCCGGATTCGTGGTTCCTGGTGGCTCCGAAGAAAAACGGAATGCTGTGGGTCTGGAGAGAGCGGCCTTACACCGCCAAGGACTATTTCGAGAAATCGGAAACCGGCGTGGTGTATCTCCGGTACCGCGCGGACTTCGGTTTCCACTCCGACCGCGGCGTCTACGGGACTCCAGGAGCCTAACCCATGGCGCGCAATCAGACCAAGCTATCGCGTCTCGTGCTGAACGCGAACCGGACGGACGCCAATGCCATCGCAACCGTGCCGCTGATCGTGAAGGCGGTAGCCGGGCAGACCGGGGACCTTCAGCAGTGGCAGGATTCGGCCGGCGCCATCTGGCAGCGCGTCGGACCCTCCACCAGCGCCTTCGGCATCGGGCTGCAGTTCCGGGTGGCCCGCGCGAAATACGACTTCTCCGTTGACGGCGGCGGCGCGCCCGGCCTGATCTCCCTCGCTACCACGGCGGTGATCCCGGATGACGCCATCGCCATCGGCGGCTGCATCAACTCGATTGTGGCCGGCGCGGGCGTAAACGCCACCATCGCATTCGGCACCTCGGCGGGTTCGGCCGCGAATTCGCTGAAGGCGGCTACGGCCGTGGCTTCCTTTACTACCGACGCCCTTCTCGCGGTGGTTCCTCTGGCGGCGGCGAGCTTTTTCAAGATGACGGCCGCCGGCGAGATCACCATGACCACGGCAACCACGGCTCTGACCGCCGGACTCTTCGAAATCACGGTCTGGTACATCGTGGCGGCGGGGTAAATGCCTGAGTCCATCCGGCCGACCGATGCACTGGCCAACGCGCCTCCCACTGGGGTGAGGCGCGTCGTCAATCAGCTCTATACCAATGACGGCTGCCTGATTGTGGAGCCGGTCACCGGCGCTCAGGTCGCACTGGGCGACGTGAACGGCAATGCAATCTCGCTGGCCGGCGTGGTGCGGACGCTCGAGCTGCTGCTCGAACAGGCGAGGATCACCAATTTTCTGCTGGCTCAACTGAAAGAGCCCGGCACGATTTCAGAATTTCCATCAACGTACGGGGCAACCCAATAGAGGAGTCAAAACGATGTTGAGCGAAGTGCAAAAACTGTCGGGCAATGTGCCGGTTCCGGGCGGCGCCTACAACGAGATGCAGGTCTCCGACCGCATGGCCAAGTACTACAACATGGTCCGGAGCGGCAACGTGTTCTATGCGGCGACTCCGGCCGCGGTGACTATTTCGCTGGCAGGCACCGCCGCCACCGGTTTCATTTTGTCCAATCCCAACGGCAGCGGCAAGAACCTGGTGCTCCTCGAGCTGCTGATTCACGCTGGCGCCGAACCGGCCGCGGTCGCGCCGTTCGTGCTGACCGGCAGCGCCACCGCCGTAGCCGTGACCCACACCACGCCCTTGAGCATTTTCAACGCGCTCTATACCGGCGTTGCGTCGGGCGCCAGTGTGGCCAAAGCGGACTCTTCGTCCACCATTCCGACCCCGGCGGTTCAGCGAATTGTCCCCGGCGGCGCCGCCTTCGTGGGTACCGCCGCATCCGCTCCGTGGGGTCCGATCATCCACGACAACATCGACGGGCTTCTGGTGCTCGCGCCTGGCACGGTGTGCGCGCTGCAAACCCTGACCACGGCATTGCTCACCTCGCTGATCCAGATGACCTGGGCAGAAGAAATCGCCTAACCGCGGAGGTAACCGATGGCTGCCGGCGCCTGGGTAATCTATCACGAGTTCAAAGCCTCGTTGGGCCAGAAGCTCATCGACATGGACAGCGACACGATCAAGATCGCGCTGTTTCTGTCCACGTCGAACGCCGGCGCCGCCTCGCTTGCAAGCGCGGTATACGCGACCCTCACCAATCAGCACGCCAACGGAAACGGCTACACCACCGGCGGGGCAACCGTCGTGTGCACGTTCAACAATTCGGGCGGTACCGTCACTTTCGATTCCGCGGACCCTTCGTGGACCATGTCGGGCGGGTCCCTGGTGGCGCGGTTCGCGGTGATCTATTCGGACACGGCGGCGAGTAAAAACCTGATCGCGTACTGCCTGCTCGACTCGGCTCCGGCGGATGTGACCGTGACCGACGGCAATACTCTGACCCTGCAAATCTCGGCAAGCGGCGTGTTCACAGCCGCGTAACGCCATGGCAAATTACTACGTCAGGAGCGCGGCGGCGGGCGCCGGGGACGGCTCGACCTGGGCGGACGCATTCACAACCATCACATTAGCCTTGAGCGGAAAGGCCGCGGGGGATGTGTTCTGGATCGCCGACGATCACGCCGAGAGCACGGCGGGCGCGGTGACCTTGACGTCGCCCGGAACGGCGGGGCTGCCCTGCCGGATTATCTGCGTCAATACCCACGCCACCGAACCGCCCACGGCCAAGGCCACCAGTGCGACGGTCACCGCTACCGGCACGGTCAACCTCTCGTTTGCCGCGGGATTCGCCTACTGCTACGGCATTACCTTCAATTGCGGCACGGGCTCATCCACGGTGGTTTTGCAGTGGTCTACCACCGCGGCGGGCTGGGAGATGGAAGCCTGCAAATTCAGCGTGCTCAGCTCCGGCGCATCCAGCCGGATCAATGTCGGCAATTCCACCGCCGGCGCGGCACAGATCCAGGTCACCTGGAGGAATTGTACGGTGCGGTTCACTGGAGTGGCACAGGGGATCTCGCTCCGGGGAGCGCGGTTTTGCTGGTGGAACACGGCTACGGCGGTGGATGCCGCGGGAACCATTCCGACGACTCTGCTTCTACCCGGCAACCAATACGGCGGGCAGGCCGAAATTGCCGGGGTGGACCTGGTGGTGATCGACAGCGGGAACAATCTGGTGGACGGCACGCAGGCGGTGCCTCACCGGATCCTGGTGCGCAACTGCAAGCTGGGGTCTTCCTTTACCACCATGACCGGCACGATCGTGGGACCAGGCGGAACCGAAGTCTACGTAGAAAACTGCGACTCAGGTGACACCAATTACAAGATGGAGCACTACAAGTATCAGGGCTCCATCAAACAGGAAATCGTGATCGTGCGGACCTCCGGTGCTTCGGACGGCACCACGCCGATCAGTCACAAGATGGTCACCCTGGCCACCGGGCCGACGCTGTTCTCGCCGCTTGAAGGCCCTTGGATGGCGGCATGGTGCGATTCCACGGGCGCGAAGACAGTTACGGTCGAGATCGTGCACGACTCGGTTACCGCGCTCACCGACGCACAGGTCTGGCTAGAAGTGGAGTATCTGGGAGACGGCAGCTTCCCGCTATCGGCGTTCGCGAACGACCGGGTAGCGGATCACTTCGCGACCCCGGCGGATCAGACCGCCTCGGTAATCGCCTGGACCACAACCGGCATCACCGATGTGAACAAGCAGAAACTGGCAGTCGCCTTCACGGTGGCGGAAAAGGGACCGATTCGCGCCCGCGTTATGCTTGCGCTGGCAAGCAAGACCGTGTATGTGGATCCGCTCCTCACGGTGAGCTGAGATGGCCCGCCAATACCTGATCGGCGGCGTTTATGTCAACGACGCAACGGCGTACGAATACCTGATCGGCGGCGTCTTCGTTGGCGAGAGTTCGGGCGGAACAACCACCACGCTGACACCGGCGGCGGCCAGCCTCACGCTTACCGGCTTCGCGCCAACCCTCAAATTTACGATTCCGGTGGCAGCCGGCTCGCTGGCTTTGACCGGATACGCGCCTATCCTCAAGCTCACGATTCCGGTGGCGGCTGGCAGTCTCGCGCTTACCGGGTTCGCACCCACGCTGAAGTTCACGATTCCGGTAGCGGCGGCAAGTCTGGTCCTGACCGGATACGCGCCAACGGTTCGGGTGGGGACGCTGCTGCAACCGGCCTCTGTCGCCCTGACCCTGACGGGGTTCGCGCCAACAGTGGTCAATACGACGCCGGATGTCGAATCGATTCACAGCATCTTTCGTGCAGGACCTTCAGCCGCGGGCGGGGACGTTTTCAGGAGCGCGCAGAGTCCAGCCGGCGGGAAGATGTTCCGTTGATAATGACGAAGATACGGCCACACCGCTCGACGGCATCCAATCCCGCCGAAATAGTAGCCTTCGCATTTCGAAAGCTCGTCCCACTGTTACTATCGCTCCCGTAAGGCCCACCCACATACACCACTGACAGCCGCAGCTTTGGAATCGAGATCAGCTTCCCCGGTTTCCACAACAGCAGCTCCGGATCGAGGGCCGCGCCCGCGAGAAGGCCGCGGATCGAGGGCCGCGCCCGCGAGAAGGCCGAGAAGTCCGCGACGGCTGAGCTGCATGGCTCATACTACACCCTGGCGATAACAGGGTGCGATGACCTACGGCGGTCTGAAATTTCGTCTCACGAAAGCATTTCCCGGCGTCGATGCGGATCTGATCGAAGGCTGGATATCCGACCGTTACGGCGAAATCCTGGGAGTGCTTCCCTGGTCGCGTACAGCCGTCCAGTCGATCCTCCTGACCACCGCGCCCTATGCGACCGGCACAGTCGCGGTAACACTCGGCAGCGCCTCGGTGACGCTCACATCGGGCACCTGGGTAACCGGCATGACCGGGAGGGCGTTCCGGGTGGGAACGCAGAACGAATTCTACGAGTTCACGTATGCCAGTTCAACTACCGGCACGCTCGACCGGGTGTACGAAGAGACCACCGACGCAGCCGCGGCTTACAAGATTTTTCAATCCGTCTATCCGATGCCCACGAATTGCCGGATGCTGGAGGACGATGCTTTCTCCACCTTCGAGCTGGGGCCGCTTGAGAGATTCAGCAGATCGCAGCTGAACGCCTCACAGCCCTACCGGAGCGAATACGGGACACCGCTCGCCTGGTCGCTGTATATGGAAGACGGAACCACCCCGCCCCGGATGCAGGTGGAGCTGTACCCGATTCCCGATGCGGCAATAGGGATCCCGTTCACTTACACCGCCGAAGGAACGGCGCTCTCGACGAGCAGCCAAATCATTCAGGTGTGGATGCAGCCCGCGGCCTTGGTCGAAGGGACCACCGCCAAAATCAAGCGCCATCTGAAAGATTACGCTGGCGCCCGCGAGCACGACGTTCAGGCGGCCGCCGCGCTGCAACTGATGCTTGGAGCCGAAGCGCAGGGCATGGCTCACATGCAGATGCAGTTGAGCGATCACTACACGTCTTACCGCAGGGCCAGGACGTCGCGATAGCCGCGGCCGCGGATCGACTGAGCCGCCGAGGTCAAAGCAACCACCGCCGCGGTCGAGGCGTCCACGGATCCACCCAGCCAGTCGCCGCCGGCTATCCACTTTCCGTCGATGATCGCTTCGACGGCGCGCTCGACTTCCAAGGCGCAGGCTTCGCGTTCCGCGGCTACGGCCAGCTCCTCGGTCGTCACGGCTTCCATGATAGGCGATAAACCAGCGTGGATCCGAAGCGCATCTCCGGAGCAGCTCTTACCACCGCGCCCCCCGAGCAGAACGTTCAAAGCAAAAAGAAGTTCGAGGTTCAACGCTTCGAAGACCTGCAAAAAGCCGTATGGAAAGAGCGGGAAGCCTGCGCCCGCGTCGTAGAGAACTCACCCCTGGGCAGCTACATCGAAGACACGGCCGCCGAGATCCGGGCGAGGGAATAACCGCCCTGGCGATAACCGCCTGTGACCTGTCTCGAGATCTCCCGCCGAATTCTGGAGCGAATCGACGACGATCCGGACGACCCCTCCTCAGCCACCGAAGCCGAAGTTATCGCCGCGATCCAGGAAGGCCAGGAGCTGATGGCGCTTCTGACCTTGTGCCTTGAAACGACAGCCACCCTGACCCTGGCGGCGAGTACGCCATTCGCCTCGATGCGGGGGACGTTCCCCAATTTCCTGGTGCCTCTCAGAATGCAAATCGGGGGAGTGCGGGTGCGGCCGGCGACCCTGGCGGATCTCGATTCGCTGAACGACGCATGGCAGTCCACGGCGGGAACCCCGACCCGCTACGGCACGGCGGGCTTCAATTTCTTCTGGGTCACTCCGCAGCCAACCGTGAGCACCGACGCCGATCTGACCTACGCAAAGTCTCCCGCGCCGATGGTGCAGGACGATTTCCCGGAAGTTCCGGTTGCCTACCACATGTCGCTCGTGCGGTACGGCGTCTACAAAGTCCGGCTGAAGGAAGGGGCGCAGGGCCTCGAGCGCGGAGTGGTCGAGCTGAACCGGTTCCTCGACGACTGCCAGCAGCTCGGGGACTTCGTGCGAGCGAAAAGCCAGGCAGCCCGGTACGACGTGTTGCCGTTCGAACTCAAGCTCTACGACCGCTCGCGGCTGATCGCAAAAGTGAAGGAGAAGGCATGGCAGCGCAATACCCCACCGCAGTAGTCACCGACCCTAATCTCGGGATCGCGGTCAACCGCGCGCAGAGCACGCTTTCGGCCGCGCTCAATTCGAGCGACGTCGCTTGCTTCATCACTTCGGGCGCGCAGTTTCTCGTAAACACCCGGATCACGATCGACAGCGAGATCATCCGCATCTCCGCCAGCGCGGGCAACAACCCGACCATCGAGCGGGGAGTGGAAGGAACTTCACCGGCGGCGCATCTGATCGGCGCGCTGGTCTCGAATTACATCACGGCAAATTACCACACCCAGCTCGCCGACGAAGTGAAGGCCATCGAAACTTCACTGGGAGTCAACCTGAAGCGGGTGGCCACCGGGGAAGTGACCATCATCCAGGACGGCTCCGGATGGATCGTCAGAAAGCCCGATCAGACGCTGTTGACGATCGCGGGAAGCACCACGCAGGGCTTGCAGGAAGCCATTACCTACGCGGTCGAGAACGGGTTCCACATTTGCGGCCGCGGCGGCACGGCGATCACCGGCGCGTCTTCGGTGATCAACTGCACCACGGCGATTGTGTGGCCCGCGATGCAAAACATCAAGGTTCGGCTGCACGGCCTGACCATCAATTTCACTTCCGCCCTAGGCTCGGCAACCGCCATGTCGTTCGACTCCATGCTGATGTGCAACGTGGACATGGGCGGCACTCAGATTGTGAATGCCGGGGCCGGAATCACCCTGCTGTTCAAGCCGGTGAACCCGTGTGCGGTGGACGGCAGCAGCGTCATTTCCGCTTCGACCGTGCACATTACGACGGTAGTAAACATCCACGCCACGCCCTCGGCTGTAGCCGCGGTGCCTCTGATCCAGTTCGACATTTCCGCGCTGCCGATCCTCGACACGACCTTTATTTTTGACGAGGTGAACGCCAGTGGATCCGGATTCACGGTCACCGATCCGGGCGGCTCCGGAGTCTTCCGGGGTAACTATATCCGCTCGGCGAACGTGCATCACCAGACCGGAACCACGCTTCCCGTGGTTCAGATCGGAGTCACTTCGGCTGCCGGATCCACCAACATCATCGAGAATGTCTGGGACCTGGTGAGCGTCCAGATCAACACCGCCGCCAAGCTGGGAATTTCCACCTGGGGATCGTGGGACCAGTTCCGGGTGAACGTGTTCCAGGTAACCATTTCCGCGGGCGTGGCCTTTACGTTCCAGTCAACCGCCGACTTCAACCAGCTGTTCGCGGGCCGGCTGAACGGCGCGGCGGGAGTCGCTACTTTGGTCGATCTCTCAGTCACCGGGACGCAGAACAATAACGCCGTCCACTGCCAGCACATCAAGAACAATCTGTCGATCACGGTGGGAGCGTCGCCGTTCGTCCACCAGAATACGGATTTCGTTCCGCAGCTGGTCACGTGCAACGCCGGCACGGTGACCGATATCTCGTTCTCGCACGATAACATCACCTATTCCTCGACCCAATCCACGGGGAACATTGTCTTCACGCTGGATCCCGGCATGTACGTCAAGGTGACCTACTCGTCGGCTCCGACCATGCGAAAGATTCTGTGAGCCTGCTCAACACCACGCTCTGGGGCTCGATCTTTCCCGGCGGGATCGCGGGCGAGCTGGCGGACGGCTCGATTGACGTGGCGCAGGTGATCGACGACTTACTGTACTCGCTGCACGTGGAATCGCGCGACGATCTCGAGTTCTGGAGCGAGTCGGATTTATTGGAGTGGATCGACGAATGCCTGAAGCGCCTGGCGCGCATGTGCATGGTGTTTGTGGGACGCGATACGACCATTCTCACGGTGGACGGGCAGGCCGCCTACACCTTACCGGAGCGGTATATCTCGACCCTGCACGTCAGTCATGTGACCAATCCCCTGCGGCCGGGGAACATGGCGGAGCTCGAAGCCAGGGACACGGACTTTAGAACGACCGAAGGAACGCCCTCGCACTGGTATCAGGACCTGCTGGGGATTTCGAGCTTCGCCGTTACGCCAGTGCCGGATACGTCGGACCAGGCGCTGCCGCTGATCTATGAAGGCTGGCCGGTGGCGGTGACCGTGGGGCAAACGCTGGTGGCCGCGCCGCCTCCGCTGAAAGGGTATCTAGCCATGTATGTGCTGAGCCAGGCGTACGGAAAAGAATCCGAGAGCGAGATGCCGGATTTGGCGAAGCACTGCTGGGCGCGGGTGCTGATGTACGAGGAAGTATTCACCAGCTATTACGGGCCGGGGATGTAAATGGCGTACGAACTCAAGGAACTGAAAGTCATTCCCGGCGGCCTGAATCTCGCGGCGCCCGGCGATCAGGTGGCGACCGGAGACTGTCTCGACCTCACCGGCTTCTGGCCGTCCGCGGTTGGAAAACTTCAGCAGACCAAGGGCTGGACACCGCGCAATTCGGGAAGCATCAACATGGTGGTGCACTCGATCTCCGAAGCCGAGCAGCGCATTTACTACGGCGGCGGCGAAAACCTCTACCAGGTGGGACGGGACGCGGGCTTCGTGCCTGCGACCATCGACGACAACTACGACAGTTCGCCCCTGGGACTTTTAGGTTTTCAGGGGTTTATGTGGATCGCCAACCGCGCCAAGATGCGCAAGGACGATGGCACCACAACCAGCGACTGGGGAGTAGAAGCGCCGGCGTCGGGGCCTTCGCTTGGGACCGCCACAACGGGCGAGCTGTTGGACGGAGATTACGAATACTACGTAACCTTCATCGACCTGAACCTGGATGAAGGCAACCCGTCTCCGGTCACCAATCAGACCCTCTCGGGCGGAGACAACGGAGAAGTAACCATCACGCGGCCAAGCGCGGCCGATGCCAGCCTCATCCTGCGATGGAACGTGTATCGCAAGAGCCCGGGCACAAGCGAAATTCTGCTGTTGAACTTCGACACGATCCTGCCCTACGCGACAACCACCCATGTGGACGCGGGAACCGCGGCGCTGCAGCAGACCGACGACGACCTGATCGGCAACGGAGAAATCCTGGAGACGGATCACGACGACCCGCCGCTCGCGCGAGTGCTCGGCAACGCGCCGTTCAACGGCCGCCTGCTTCTGGCCAGCTCCGACGAATTTCCGAACCGCCTCTGGTACACCAAATCCGATCAGCCGGGCTTCGTGCCGGCGGATAACTACATCGACATCGGCGCGGACCGGGGCGATGCGATTTTGGGCATTTCCGTCAAGAAGGGATTCTTCATCGTCTACCGGCAGAGATCCATCTGGGTCCACTTCGGCGACTTCGACGACGACAACCCGCGAGTCGAGCCATTGGTTCCGGAGATGGGGACGCTGGGAATCCGTTCCTGGTGCTCGACCTCGCAGGCGGATTACTTCGCCTGGCGGAACTCGGTTTACAAACTGACGGATTGGGCAACCGATATCGGCCAGAAGATCCAGCCGGTTTTCGAAGAGTTTGTGATTGAGAACTTCGACCTGCTGTACAAGCTGGAACAGGGTCAGTGCGCTCTCGGATTCAACAATGGGCGCCTGTGGTTCTCGTATCCCGCGGGCGATTTGAGCGAGTTTCCGACTCACACCCTGATCCTCGACCAGGCGAGCGATCGCTGGTTTGCGAGGACCTGGACCTATGGGGGCTTCGCGTGTTTCTACGTGAGCTCCGAATTCTTTCTGGCGGGCGATGCGATCGGGAATGTGCAGTCGCTCGAAGACGGGCTCACCGACGGCTACGGCGGCGGGGTGTGGCCGATTCCGCTGGCCTATCAGTCGGCGTATGAGGACTGCGGGCTGCCGGACCGCGAGAAAACCTGGGCAGACCTGGTGATCGATCACAACACGCAGGGCGCCGAGCTGGACGTCATCATCAAAACCAACAAGCTGAGGACGGGCGGCGGCGTGGATGAGTTCACCCTCGCCACTCTGGATTCGGTCACGGCAACCCGCGAAACCATTCCGCTGTTTTACCCGGCGGATTACGTGACGGTGGCCAAGCGGAACACTCCCATCAAGGCGCACAATCTCTCGGTGCGAATCGCAGGCGACGGGCCGGAAGCCGGCTTCTGCTCGATCGACACGCCGATCCTTTTGCACTATTACCTAGAGGCGAGATATGCCCAGACCTTCGACTCGGGACTGACGGACCTGGGGACGAAGGACGTGAAAGCGGTGGACCAGATCGAGCTGGACATCGACACGGCGGAGCTGGTTTTAGTTCAGGTCTACAGCGATTTTCCAGGCGGAATTATGACGTACCGGGAGACCCTGATCATTCCAGCCACTTCCGGCCGGCAGGTGTTTCCGGTGCTGCTGGCCGCGGAACGGGAGGGGCGCTTGTTCCGGTTTCAGGTGGTAGCTTTCGGAGCGCAGCCGGGGTTTCAGCTGTACGGAATGCGGGTGCGGGTGTTGCCCATCGGAATCTATTTGGATGGAACGATTGCGGATGCGTGGGACTCCGAACCGATGGCGTCAGGGGCTTAGGGCGATAAACCAGCGTGGCGATTCAGAAGGTTCAGGAATTCCTGGAATTCACGATTTTCTACCAGTCGAACGGCGCGTCGAAGATCCAGCTGGAAACCGATTTTCCCTCGGGCGCGCTGGCCATCCGTTTGCCCGTCGCTTCCCCCAGCTCGTCGGGAATCGCGCTGCCTACCACGGCGGGCTTGCGCGGCACGTTCACGATTCCGCTGATTGGCGTCGAAGGCACCGAGTACAAATTCACCATCAGTCCGGGAGCCGCGACCCAGCTCCGCATCTTCTCGGCCACCGTGAAATTGCGGATGATCGGCGTGTACCTCGATGGATCGCTGACTGTGCCCGAGACCTGGGTGAGCGGGCCGGTGGCGCTGGGGGCCTGATGGCCTTCGAGCATATCTTCCTCCTCGGAAAACTGGAGCTGGACGTGATCGCCACGGCAGCGGGCACGATCACGATCCAAACCGATATCCCGGACAACGCCATGACGGACCGGGGAACCGTAGCGGTGGGAATCTCAACCCGGCGCGTGGTTCAGAAGCGGCTGCCGGGCCACTTTCAGGGCCACCTGTTCCAGTTCACCTATGCACCTGGGAATGGGACGTCGCGGCTCTACGGCATGCGCCTCTGGGCCCGGGAACTGCCGAATGGCCGATGGGGCTGGCATGCGCTGCCCGTGGTTCCGACGCCGCAGGAGTGGTCTGCCGTGGCGCTTGAAATTCCACCGACGCCGGATAGCTGGGCAAGCGTCAGGCTGGAATTTGCGCCCACGCCCGAAGGCTGGTCGGGGGTGGCGCTCAGTATTCCGCCGACGCCGGAGGACTGGTCGACGGTCAGGCTGAATATTCCGCCGACGCCGGATGGCTGGTCCGAAGTGCGATTGCCGATCAAGCCCACGCCTCCGGTACCGGAGTGGTTCAGTCTGGAGGTGGACCGTTGATTCCGGACCTTCCGCCGATTCCGGGCGTACCCGACAAACTGATTCAGGCGATCAACGAGCGGCTGCGTAAAGTAGTCCGGGCGGTAAGCCGCGCCATAGCGGGCGCGGAGGAATCGCAGATCGCGGTGGGCAACCGCGACGGCTCGTTGAGCTTCGACCGCTATTTCGTCTGGACCGGAACCACCAACACCGACGGCAGGCTGGGAGTAGGCACGCAAACCCCCTTCGTCGATTCCGTGGCCCACTTCCATTTCGGCTCCAACCAGAATCTGCTGATCGCCGATAAAGCGCTGCTCGCGACCGGAGTCACCCTGCGATCGGTGAACGACGCGGTAGCGGACCAGGGAGGCCTCGAGATCCGCTGTAGCCAACTGATGCTGACACATGCGGCCGACCGGGAAATCGGTTTCTTCGGGGGCACCCCGGCAGTGCAGCAGGTACTCGACGCCTACGCACCCGATGATGAAGGCTTTGCGTACCTTGGAATCGCCACCGGATTGGGCGGCACGCCGTATGCAGCCAATGCCGCGCTCGAATCGCTCAGAACGGCGTACGAGAATTTGCGGGCCGAAGTCGAGAACTTACGCGAGAAATTGCTGGCGACAACGCTGGTGGATGAGTGATGCAGAATGATGCAGGGTGATGCAGGCGTGGCTCTTGCACCACACAATGCAGGCTTTTCATTTCTGCTTAAGTTGTTGATTCTTCGTTCGGGCTGCTTTGGCTTTTCCCCCCTTGCTCCACCGCGCCATGGCGGGCGTCTTTAGACTCGCCTGATACAGTTCCATCGCCCGTCCCACCGTCATGCCGGGATCGCCTGCGAAGTAGCCAGCCATATTTCGTTCCTGATGACGCATCTGGGTGAGAGTTTTCCTGTCCTTCTTCCTCTTCCCTTCCGCCCGCCGCGCATAGTCGTAGGAGTCGATTCGCACGGCCAGTTCCACGATGGCTGCCCGGTACTGTTCGAGGCTCGACCGGTTCACGTCGATCCAGGCGTCTCCGGCTTTGATCAGCTTCGGAACGTGCTCGTATTCCGGAAGGGCCAGCCATCCTTGCCGCTCGTCTGGGGCTTTCTCGACCGCCCGCCGCATGGCGCGCTGAGAGGTGGCCGCTACCGATTCGAGGGTAATTTGATCGCGGAGCGCGGCCCACTCTTCCGGGTTCTCAATGGCGAGCCCCAATGTCACCCGGCAGGCTACATCGGTTGAAGTAAACGGCGTGCCGCGTGCCGCGAGACTCCGGACCGCTTCGTCGATGGCGGCGGCCAGCTTCTTTCTGTTATTGTCGTTTTGCATCGTTGGCCACCTCGAATGGCTTGCGTGCCGGGGTCCGCGTTTCGCGCGCGGACCTCAATAGCATACACCTCAAGGCGGGATTTGTTGCCCGGCTATTTTTCACCGCCTAACTCCAGAAGCACATTGACCGAATCCCCAAGGCACCCGCGCCCCACGAGTAGAACGTTCAAATTATAAAAATCGGTTGGGCGATAACTCCTCAGTGGAGATCTCCGTCAAATCCCCGTTCCCTTTTGAAGCCTTACCCAGAGTCTGGAAGTGGATGGAGACATTCAGACATCTGGTAGCCGACGACTTTTCCCCGAAAGACCTTCCCGGTTTCATGGCCGGTTTGCAGCTCAAATTCGAGCAGCCGGGATATCAGACCTGGAGCATTTCTGTAGACGGCGAGTTAGTGGGTCTGATCGCCATGGAAAAGCTGAGTCCCTGGCTGGGAACCGCGCACTGGATTCTGAAGCCGGACTTCCACGGTAAGGGCGTAGCGCGGAAAGCCTCGATGATCGCCGTAACCGAGATGTTCGAGTCCGGCATCGGGAAACTGAGCTTCTATCCGCTGGATGGCAACTGGGCCATGTTCAGCCTGTTGAAAAGCCTGGGAGCGCAGCACGAAGGCATGTTACGAGGGCAAACCCTGTCGGACGGGAAACCTGTAGATATGCACCTGTACGGATTGATGAAAGAGGAGTTCTATGCCGTTTGCCGCGTTACTGCCGTTTCTGCCAGCGATCGCGGGCGGAGTGGGATCGATTATCAAGGGGATCGGGGGGACCAAGGACCAGACCTCAAAGACGACCGGCACCAGCACACCGACGCTCTCCCCGGAATTACAGGCGATCATGACCAAGCTCCTGGGGTACCAGCAGGGAATGATCGACGACCCGAACCAGGGATTGGCGCCGATCCGCAGCAATGCGCTGGAGGGGATTAACCGGCGCTACGCAGGATCAGGGGACCGTGTGAGCACCCAGCTCGCAAAGAGAGGCTACACGGGCTCCGGTAAGCTGCCAGGGGCATTTGTGAACCTGGAGCGGTCCCGGCTTGCGGACATGAGCGGCCTCGAATCCGACTTCGCCCGGATCGCCAGCGACCGGCAGAGCGGCGCGGCGAATTCGATCCAGCAGATTCTGGCAAGTATGCGGGGAACCAGCAACACGGGCAGCTTCACTCAGCCGGGAATGAGCGGATTGTCGGCAGCGGGCGACGTCCTGGGCAACGTGTCGAAGCTGCTCGGTTTCCTGAAGGGCGGCAACGAAAAATCGGAACAATCGGGCTACGACTCGCAAAGCGGCGAAGCATGGGGCAGGTAACCTGATGCCACAACAAGAGACCCGAAGTCCCGTTGACCAGATGATCGAAGGCATGCTGCAAGGGCAGCAGCTTCGCCAGCAGATCAAGCACCAGAAATTACAGGAGGAAGCCTACGTCCGCCAGCAGGCGCGGGAAGACCAGGAATCGAGCATCCAGGACATCATGAACCGGATGAACCTGGAGCGGCACGCCAGGCCAATCAGGAACGGCACAATCACCGAGAACAACCCGGATACGCAGATGCCGGGTATGGACCTCGGAAACGGAGCGGTGCTGCCAGGAATGACGCTCCCTGGCCAGGTGATGCGAAAGGCGGATTCCTCACGCACGGTGAAGTACAAGAACCGGGCGGGAGAATCGAGCGAATACGAGCTGTTCACGCCGGAGGAACAGAACCGGCGGGGCACGCGGCAAATGCAGGATGCGGAGTACAACAAGCTCAGTGCTTCAGAATCCGCCTACCAGCAAGTGCTGCGGGAAATGGGCGTCGACGTGGACGACGACGTAGAGGACGTTCTCCAGATGCCACGCGGATCGAAGGCGCTGCCGAGAGATTTACCGGGCCTGCGGCAGAAGGCGGCGGCGGCGAAAACGGCGGGCGAGTTCACGTTGACCGAAGGCGGGACGCGTTTCGCTGCTGGCGGCAAAGTGATCGCGACAAACCCGAAGGACGCGCCGGCACTGACGGGCGAGCGGGCGGAATTGGCGGACTTCCGCACAGTCTGGATGGGTGCGAACGACATCAACCCGTCCGACTCCAGCCCAACCGACGAACTTAGGGTGTGGGATGCGTTTCAGCAATGGAAACGCGGAGCGCTGGTGCTGCCTCCGGAAGTCGAAAAGCAGCGTATCCGAATCGCCAAACACGCCAAAGCGGACAAGGGCGGAAATCCCGGCCTCGTGGAGGCGGTGTTGGCCAACCCCAACATTTACGACACGCTGACTGCAACGGCCAAGACCGCGATCGCGCCCGACCTGGCGGCGGCTGGGTTCAGTGGGTTCGGTAAGCAGTTAACGGAAAGCGCCATCAAAAAAATGTCCGAGTCGCGCTCTGCCGTCAAGTCCCTGGTGGACCTTCGCGACATTCTGAAGGCGAACGAGAAGTACATTGGTCCGATCGCTGGATTCTCAGCTTTGAACCCTTATTCGCCAGCCCGTAAAGCGCAGGCAGATATCGATCGCAACAAGCAGCGCGTGGGCAAAACTCTCGAAGGCGGCGTGCTCCGCAAGGAAGATGAGGAGAAATACAAAAAGATTCTGGCCACCCTCAGCGACACGCCGGAAACCGCGATTTACAAAGTGGATCAGATGATCGAGGACATCCAGCGGGATGCGGACATCTACATCGAAGAGCAGCGGAAAGCCGGCCGGAAAGTGGAAGGCACGACAAAGCAGGCGGCTCCGGCTGGAACCGCAGCGCCGGCCGCCACGCATCGATTCAACCCCACAACCGGCAAAATCGAGGCGATCAAATAAGTGCCCGAGAAAGTAGTTGAAGTTCCGGGCATGGGCAACGTCGCGTTTCCAGACACGATGAGCGATGAGGAAATCGCCGTACAGATCCGGAAGAGCACCCCGGCTCCTGAAAAGTCAGTCGGCGGCTTCGCTGACAACCTCGGCTCTTCGGCCGTCCAGTTTGCAAAAGACGTCACCGCTCCGATTCACAGCCCTGTGAAAACGCTCGAAGGAGTAACCGGACTGTTCCAGGGGATGGCGGAGAAATCCGGCTTCAAGCCAGCCAACGATGTTTCCCATGCGCAGAATGTCGATGCCCTGATGGACTTCTACAAAGACCGCTACGGCTCAATCGAGGGTTTCAAAAAAACCCTGTACGAGGACCCGGTGGGAGTGATGGCAGACATCGCCACGCTAGCCAGTGGAATGGGAGCCGGCGCCAAAGGTGCACAACTCGCAGCCACGGCAGCCAAGGCCGGTAAGGTAGCCAGCGGCGCCGGGGCGGTTGCCAGGGGAGCAGCAGCGGTCGAGGCGGCAACCGATCCTCTGAGGCTTGGGGCGAAGGCCGCGGCGGTCCCTCTCAAACTCGCAGGCAAAGCCCTGGATGCCACGTCCATCAGCCTGACGCGCGGGGCGCTGCGCGGCGGACATACGACTGTTACCGATGCGGCCAAGGTTGGGAACGCAGCCGAGACTATGAGCGCCGGGAATATCCCGTTCAGCCAGAAGGGGCTCGACGAGATCAGCCAGACCATCGCAGACTTGCAAACCCGTAAGAACGACCGGACGAACCGCGCAGGCGCGGCCGGAGTTACGGTGGGCAAGCAGTCCGTGATGTACGCGCTGGGGGACCTCTACGACAAATTGGAGCGGCAAGCCTTCCCGGCGGATGATCTGAAACAGATCAAAAAGGTGATGGAGGACTTTCGCGGCAGGTACGGCGATCAGATCCCGGCTGATCTAGCTGAATCGATCAAGGAAGGAACCTACGCGAACAACAGGTACGGCGGCAAACCGGCGCCAGCGCACATGTCCGCAACCGAGAGGGCGGAAAAGACCATCGCGCGTGTGCTGAAAGAAGAGCTTGAGATTCAGATTCCCGAGCTGGCCAGCTTGAACGTGGAACAGGGGAAGCTGCTGGACTTACAAGGCATCCTCAAAACCGCCGTCAACAAGCACACCAACTCCGGCGGCTTCCGGGGAACGTTGAAGAAGGAACTATTCAGTAAAACCGGCGCGATGAAAAGCGCCGGCGTCGCAGTCGGCGCAGGCTACGCTACGAGCAATCCGGCGCTTGGCGGCGGGCTCGCCCTCACCCAGGCCGTGCTCTCCGATCCCGCCGTGAAGCAACGGCTGGCCATCATCATCAACCAAACGCGCAAGGCTAACCCCTCAAAGTGGGGATCGCCCGGCATGCAGGCGGCGCGGGCGCGAGTCGCAGAATATGCCGCCAGTCTAGCGACTCCTCTTTCGCGCGTGCCGGCGGCGCTCGAAGAACAGCCATGACGGAAGTACATGGACGAATCAGCCGGTACCACCGCGCCCCACGAGCAGATTGTTCAAACCAAAAAAGCTGGTAAGAAATGGGAGAATCCGAACTCTATTTCGAACCCGACGAAGCCCTCTGCTGGGATCTCAGGCTCAGATCGGCGCGCCCCCTAAAAGTCATACCGGAACATTCCCTCCGGAGAAACCACTCTCGTATTTACCCGGATTAGCAGCAACACATCGTTCACCCGCTCGTCTTCTTCCATCGGAGACAGCAGCCGGTCGGTGCTGATTTTGACCTTGGTGATGAGCGCATCGTCCTGCAATAAACAGTAGAACGGGCTTTCGCTCTCTTCGGGGGCGGTTACACCCGCGCAGTCGTCGGGCATGCGGAGTCCATCGAACAAGACTTTCAGCCGGTTGTCGAGATCCCCGCCGCCCCGGACCAGACCGCCCGGATCGTCCCGGCGAAGGAACAGAATCTCCAGCTCACACCCGAGCCCGTGCTCTTCCCGGATCAGCGGGGCGAAGCGATGGCCGCATCGGGAGAACCGGTCGGCCAGAAGCTCCACATTGGGCCGCCCCTCTGTCACGGCATCGATCCACGAGGCTCTGAGCAAGGGATGGCGATGCCAAAGCTCCCGCAATTGCCCGTGCAACTGTTTTCGGATGGCGTGCTTCTCGCCGGCGCGGGAATTTCCTGTGCCGGCTGCCGGAAGCCGGCCTTTGTATGTGAGATGGAACTCCAAGGCTTCCCCCTTGAGCGGCGGCGGCTCAGCGTAGAAATACTCCGCGACTTGTGGTTTCCACGAATCGGTTGCCAGCATGATCCAAGGTTACCTGCCCGCCAGAATCCAGCTCAGCAGCCCCACCATCGCATCGAACGCCACGAGCGCCCAGAATCGCCGGCGCCATCGGTGAACTTCTGAGCACGGCGTCAGTCCTTCTCCATCGAGGTAGTGAAGGAATGCCCGGTGCTGGGGCTCGTGTTCTTTCGAGATCTGTCTCACTTACGAGCCTTCCTGTTTGTCGTGCAAAGCAGTGGCGGGTGCTTCGGGGGTTTGAGGTTGGGCCAGCCGCCCTGGCCTTCCATCTCAAAGGGCTTACCATTCGTCATGCCTGTGCACTCCCGAATCTGGCATCATAATCCGCATTCAGCCGAATTACCAGAGCTTCAAACGTTAACCCGTTCACACTCTCGAACTCCGTTCTGCCGATCTGGTGCAGAGACCGGGGACCTACCCGATGGCATACGGCACATAACGGAATGCAGGAGCGATCGGTACTTTTCTGTTTCATCCCACCGTCACTTCCGGTGTGAGCTGCTTCGACAAATCGTGTGCACTGGCAGGCCGCGCAGGGGAGCGAGCGGACCCAGGCGCGGAACTGCCAGTCACGTAGCGGGCCGCGGTACACACGAGCCTGCCGCCGCGGAGCTTTTCTGGGATGCTCGACGATTCCGAAGACGAGATAGCGGAGGAACGAGCTGCTCATTCGCATTCTCCCGGCCGCCACGTAATAAACCCTTCACGAGCTGCCTGGATGAAGCACGTGGTGGCCAGTGCCACTACGTCCCTCGAATCCACTCTGAGCGTTACTCCCTCGGCAGCCAGCTTGCTTTCGGCCTCTGAAGTCGCCCTTCCCGCCATCAGCAGAAATTCCATGAGGGCCGCTCCGTAAGTTGCCTTGATCGGCGTGGCCCGCTGCATCGGTACCGGACCGTTGGTCCCCGTTCCGCGCTGTTGCGGCTCCGTCTCGGTGGTGGCCTGCAGCCGCCGCGCCACCGCTGCCGGCATTCGCGGAGCTGCCGGGTGCTTCCCCTCCTTGATGTTTTCGAGGCTGCCGGCAATCTGCTCTTCCAGCTCCGTGGGCGGCTCTGGCGGCATCGCTTTGGCTGCCCGCATCTTCTCGGTGGCGAGGGAGAGCGCGACGTCATACCGCGCCTTCTGGCCTTTGCGCACCTGTTTGCAGATCGTCATGGACTCCCCGGCCGCTAATCCGAGGCCCATGATCCGGAGGGAACATTCCGGATCGACAAACAGCACCCGGTCATCCGCCGTGGTGTACATGACGGACGGACCATAGCCGCGATCCTCCATCATCTTGCCGGTGCCGTACTTCAGTTGCAGGGTCTCTGGCACGTTGGGTTCGAGAGCAACTTTTTCGCGTGACATTTACGCCACCTCCTCGGCCTGGATTGCGGCCATGATCAGATCGGCTTCGAGCTGTTCGACTGTCGAGCCGATCGTGAGCAGGCCGGCTCCCGGCTCCAGGAGGAGACCTTCGAGCACCCACTTGCCATCGGTCCCGACAAAAACCCGGAACTGGCCATCGGGGCGCGTGAACGCCCCGGCCTGGGGATCGGTGGCGGGCAGCCAGCCGAGGGAGAGCAGGTATTGCGAGATTGGATCCATCACGCAGCCTCTCCACAGCAGGGAACGGCCTGCGTGCCGAGCATCAGCCGGTCGGACACCACCGTCTTTTTGGTGGATCCGCAGGCCACGCATCCGGCTTCGTGAGCCTTCAGCGCGTCCGACATTTCGCCCAGGGTCCCAGAGGCTTCCACCAGCACGCGATAGCGTACCGGGCACATGGTGGCTTCAAGGAGGGCGTCGGCGGCGGCATACTGCTCATCGGTCCAGGGTTGTTCGTCTTCTTCGATCTCATCGGGAGCGGAGAAGGTTTCATAGCGGTTCAGGAGGGCTGAGTTGAGTGGGAAGCGTTCCATGTAAGTAAGTCTATCATGATAGATCGGCTTGCGTCAATAGGAAAGTGAGTCTATTATGTGAGGTATGTCGATTCCGGCGAGTATGCGGTGCACCTGCCTCCGCTGCGGGTACGAATGGGTCAAGCGGATTGAAGGACGCCCAAAGAGGTGTCCTGCCCCGAACTGCAAAGAACACGACTGGGACAAGCCAGTCGGGACGGTCAAGAAGACGGGCAGGCCACCGGGCGCGAAAAAGAAGGGCAAGAAGTAGGTCTATTTACAGAGCGTTGCGGAAAAGCAACACGATGACCGACTACTAAGAGGAGTGGTGCTATGCCGAAGCTGTCACCCGCAGAAGAATTGGACAGTGCAATCCGGGCAGCGGCCAGGGATGCGGACCGGAAGGCTTCCAGCCGTCAAGTTGCTGAGGAGCTGTACGCATCCGATGCAGTTCTGATCGAGCATGTTTCGCGGGAGTGGATTCTGGAAAAGCTCACCGCGGTCATCGCCAAACATCGCTTAGCCGAGCGCCGCGCCAATGACCCTCAGATGCTTCTGGATGCCAGCTTCGGATTCAAGCGCCTGCCCCGGCGTCTGGTGTACAGCGGTACATGGATGGCACGGTCCAAGGCAACAATCCGTGAGCTGCGGAAATTCCGGGCGCAAATCTGGAAGGTTCACCACCCGGCGCTGGAAGAGACGGACAAGGCTATCGAGCTGATGGAAAAGTATGCGGCAGGAAATCCGGGGATCACATTCGGCGAGGTTCAGGAACTGGAAGCCAAATTACTGCCGGGCCGCCGAAGCTGAAAAAGAAGGCCGCGAAGAAAAAGAAGGCCGCGAAGTGAAGACGGCAATCGCCCTACTCTTATTCTCGACCGTCACCCCGTTCGGGGGCGCTCACGCTCAGTCGAAGACGTTTACTCCACCGCCGCAAAACAAAAGCGCAATTGACGCTGCGATTAAGCGGATGGAGACAGCACCGGAAAAGCCGGCCGCTGCCCCCAAGGCTCCCAGCGATGAGACTCGGCAGTTCACGGCGGGCGTACGCAACGGCCGCTTCTGGACTAGTTTAGGCAGGAACGAAAAGCTCTATTATCTAGTCGGATTAAACGAGGGTGCTTCAGTAGCAAGTGTCGCCGACGGAGCCCCTTACTTCCCCGGCGGGGCGAGCTTTGGAGAAACCGAGGATGGCATCGACCAGTTTTACGCGGAGCCGGCAAACGCCAGAATCTCGGTACTGGATGCTCTGCGGGTCTTCACCATGAAAGTGAAAGGGGCAACACCTGCGCGCCTCGAAGCTGAGCTAGCAACCCTACGCCGGAGAATCGCAGCGGAAGACGAGCGCGAGAAGGCCAAGAAGTGACGGCTGTGAAGAAATAGGCCCCCCTTTACAGACTGTGGTCTTTTTGACTGCACAACCTCCTAGCCAGGAGGTTCAGGGAGTACGGAATCATGGCGAAATTCACCGTTCTGGAAGAGTTGGACATAGCGATCAAAGCAGCCGCGAGAGCCGCCGATGCCGAAAAGATTTCGAGCCGTCAGGCCGGGGAGCGGTTCGAGGCGGATGAACCAAATTTCATTAGGGCGTTTCAGAAGGAATGGAGTATCGAGAAGGTAGCATCCCTGATCGCCAAGGAAAGGGCGGAGCGGCGGGCGGAGCGGAATGTACGGCGGCGTCTCGGGTTCAAACGCATCCGGAACAAATTCGAGCTGAGCGACGGCAAGCCCTTCGTAGACGGCGCTTCCACGCTCTGGGAACACGAGCTTCTATTGAAGCACTTGGGCACCCTGGAACACCCGTTGAGAGCAGAGATCATCAAACGACGGGATTTCCTCAGGCCCTACGCCAAACTGCAACGCGGCATCAGCTTCAACGAAGCGCTGAAAAAAGCTGGCGAGGCACTGAAATGACGTGCGGTGAAGCGGTCGATAGTTCGGAATTCACCAAGGAGCAGCGCGCATTCCTGAAAGAGACGATCGGGGAACATCCGGAAATCCGGGATATGGACCTCGACGATGGATACCACTGGGTTATAACAAAGTTGCAGGATGAGATCGACCGTGCAGACGAGCGGCTCACAGCAATCTTTCGAGAAAATGGCTATGTCGCCTTATCGGACGCCACGCTGTTTCTGGAAGTCTGGGAGCGACGGCCCAAAGACGCAACTTTGTCTGAGCTTTTTACCTACCTCCGCCTGAAGAAGAAACGCGGTTACAAGCAACAACAGGCGCTCGAAATTTGGGAACGCTATTATGCCCGCCTTCCCAACGGGGCGTATAGCTTTGCTGATGATGAAACAGCGGAGCGGCTACATCAGATTTGGAACTCCCGCGAGGAAGCGCGCGAGGCGAAGAAAGGGAAGGCTACAAAGTGAGCGATGCAACCTGGGACTCTAAAACCTTTTTCGATTTTCTGTGGAAGGTAATGACGACGATGGCTATTGAACGCGCGGAGCGTCAGGCATTAGTGGAAGCCCTTTCCCGATCCGGCGTCCTTCCTCCCGAGCTATATCAAACAATTCGCTCGGAGAAACTTCAGGCCGCTCGCGAGACAATTCAGCGAATCGCGAAAGGAGACGAGAGTGCCTGGCTTGCTCTTCTTCGAGAGTTTCAAGGACCCGTTCAATGAGGAACAGCGGGTGATGGCCCATGGCTGATCTCAGTGTAGTGAAAGCCAGAAGCACATCTCCGCTTCCCCCCGTGCAACCGCGCCCCCCGAGCAGATTGTTCAAACCCAAAAAAGTTTAAACTGCTTGCGGCCAGCTCCAGCAACCCACAGTGGGTTTCTCCGAATAGAGCGCCTGAAACATTTCTTCTCTCACACTCTCCGGACTGAAGACCCTGATTGTGATGCTATCGGAGCCCGGTACGATCTTCGTGATAAGACCGCTTCGCAACTCCATCTCCCCGTTCTGTAAGCGGTAGCCGAAGATCACCAGCCTTGCGATACCGGGCTGAGGCTGAGAGATCTGCTCGCGTGCGGCGCCCGAACCGGTTCCACCGCCTGAGATACCTTCCTGTGTGTCGATCATAGGGACCAAATTCTCCTTGGACGCAAGAGTAGCAGGAAGAACAGCTGGTGTCGCCCTTTGGAATCGAAGGCCGGAGCAGAGGATGTGGACGGTATCCAGGATCGGGAATCAGCTATTGAATCGTGGTGCGGGCATCGGGCCGTCCCTCTGCGATTTCCGCGGCGATGAACATTTGACGCGCAAACTCCCTTGCCGCGACTGCCGGCAGGGGAACGTGCAGCCGGTCCGGTCCCGGGCCTTCCACAATCAGAGTCACCGTCCCGCTGTGCGGATCGGTGGAGAGCCCCAGCATCATTTCGGTAATGCTCGCTTCCAGCGGCCGCCGGGGAAGCCACTTCCCGAACCAGCGCCGTCCCCGTCCGGTCAGGAAGTAGCGGACCAGCAGGGAGCCGAGCACGCCTCCTATCAAGGCGAGCAGGAAGAGAGCGGATAGGTATGTAAGAGTCATCCAGGGCAGCCTCGATAAGTGGACGCCGACGAATCGCCTACCACCATGGCAAAGTGAGCGCAGCAAACGTACTGGGTCAAGTTGTGGCCAGCCCGTCCAGGAAAGTCGGGAGGAATCTCTTCCCCCAGTTTGTGTGTCGCTGGAACCTTCGACCCTGTTTGGCGAGCGCACGGTCCGCAGTATTCGCCCCCGCACGTCGCCGATACAAAGTGCGTCATCGGTCGAACTCCGGATGATTCCCCATCTCCATCAGCTCCGCGTGCGCCGGCAATCCCGACTCTTTCATCCGCTCGATAATCCCGGCAATGAACCGGTGGGCAATTTGGGCCGATGGTCCAACCATGTTCGGATGTCTCAGGGCGAGCTGGAGGGTTCCGACCAGGCTAAGACAGCAGGATAGGTCCAGGTACACCGGCAGATTGAAGTTCTCGCCTGCCGCCTCATGTTCGGCATGGATCCGTTTGAGCAGGTCCTGCTCGTAGCCGGGCGCGGGTTTCATTTTGACGACGTCGCTCATTTCATTTCCTCGTGGAACTGGTGACAGTTGCCGCAGTAGCGATTCTTCACGTCGTTGGGGTTGTAGGACGTCACTCCGCATTGCGGGCATTTGATTGAGAATGGCTGGAATCCCAGGCTCTCGACTTCCGCGCCCTTTAACCCGTGGAGCGCGATGTAATGCCGAGACACGAGCCAGGTGCGGTGGTCAATGGTGACCTTCACCGAAGGCCCCAGGCGCGAAATCAGGTTCTCCACACTCTGCCGGATATCGGGGTCGCTGTAGTGCAGCGGCAGCCCGCAGTGGCACAGTTCCTCGGTCACAAATCCCTCTTATCCACGCGCCACGAGATCAGAAAATTCAACCAGCGCTTCCGCACCGGGTCGAAGATGCGGCCGAGAATCACCGGATCTTTCCGCGCCTTCGCCGGATAGATTGCGATATCGTCGAACACCAGCTCCACCATCGCCCGGTTGGTGGCCTCGATGCATTGCGATCGCGCCATCACCAGCGGGAAGTCGGGAGCGTTGAGTTTGGTGATGGGGTACCAGACTTGCTGTTCGAAGGTGCCACGATCCCCCTGCGTTTTTTCAATCTCGCCGCGCTGCCAATGCACGTTCGGGCTCACGTACGAGCCTTCACCGGCTGGCAGCACGTCCGCCCCCTGAACGCCCTCCGCGCGGTTGTTGATCCACGTCAGGGTTCGCTCGAACCCGTGCAAGCCGCTCTCGCTGCGGATCGCCAGCACTTCGATGTTGCGGCCTTCGATGGGCGGGAAGAGCATATAACCGGCTTCGAGCACCGATAGCACCTTGGCGTAAAACTCGTCCGACTCGGCGAGCTTGCCCAGCGCGGTTTGCATCGACCGTGTTTTGAATCCGCCCTTTTTCGCTTCCGCGATGGCGGTCCGCATGGTCTCCCATCGCCGGGTGGCTTCTTCTTTTTTCTCCCTGCACCACTCGACCAGCTGGCGCTGGATGGCCTGTAAGTTGGCTGGACTGGTGGCCACGTCTGTAATTGCGGCGGAGGTGACCGCCGATGACTCTTCAAGTTTCGCTACTTCTTTCGACATTCGAGTTCTCTCCTTTTTTTTCCTACGCTGGCCCAACTTCAACTAACCCTCAGGCGCTTCGGTTTCAGGGGAAGAGGTTGGGCCGGGTGCCCAAGCCTTCCCGTTCAAAATACGAAATAGGTTCGCCCCGCAGCCATCGCAAAGATCGTAATGGAACGCTCCGCTAACCTCCACGGTCTCGCCGATCTCTGGGTCCTTGATCGTATTGCCGCACGCATCGCAGTATCGAATTGTCATTCGATAACTCTCCCCATGTGCTCGCAGACAAGTGTTCCCGGATCGCGCAGCTCCGTGAATAGCTCCGTGACCACCTCCTGAGCTGATGGATTCGCTTGGTAATAGATCCCTCCGCATGGGCACCGTAGGCTTGTGGCTGGCCATTGAACCCAGACCGGGAAGGGAAACCTATCGGGATATTTCTGAGGCAGAGTAGCCCATTTGGGTGCCGCTGCCGCACATGGATGCTCCACCAGAAACTGCACTTCCCGCGCTGGCCCAACCGAAGAATCCCCGGAGCCTCGCGACTGCTTTGCACGAACAACAGACTCAGCACGGTCTGCCAATAGACACCTCCTCTTCTCCCGTAGCACAGGCCCAATGCACCGGAAGAGCTACAGCGTCATAACATCGTCCATTCCGTGCTTTCCGGCGTTCTTCCGGATCCGGACTTGGTCCGATCGGCACCAGCGTATAAAAGTCTCCAAGGACAAGGTACTCTCCACACGCCGGGCATTGCGCTGCCGGGAGCTGATGCAGCAGCGGATTATTCGCAGTCACGCGAAACTGGCGGAGGTTGGGATGGAGCGGCATTTACAAACTCCCGGCTTCCAGCACGCCCGCCGGAATTTCGTATGGGGTGAAGTTCGGGTTCGTCGCGTTGAGATCGTTTATGAACTGAAGCCACCTGTAGAACATTTTTCGATCATCGGTCCGGAGGCATTGCCCTAACGCGAAGCCCATCATTATAGTCAGTCGAGCGAATTGATCGCGGGTCATTTCGAGGGTCACGCGCTCGCCTTGCAACGTGTACGTCATGCGACACTCTCCTATTTCAAAGGGCGCGGTTGGTACAAGCTCTGAGCACTCGTAACCAGCGTTGTGCCGCGCCCCCTATCGAAGGGAAGCCGTGTCGCGCACACGGCGGCGTTTCCGCCCATAGCGGAATCGATGACGGATCCAGGCCAGCGGCCCTTCCAAGCGTGATTTACACCATCGCCGCTTTTCCCCACCGCTGGTTTGGATTTGGATCCGCCAAACTGTTTCACCGGAAATCTCCGGCGAGGGATCGAAGTACGGCGCGGAGGTCGGCGACGTCGACCAGGAGAAACCCGTAGCGGGAGTTCTTCATCCGGTCGATCACGGCCGTGGGGGATTCCACCCACTGAAGGCTTTTGCCGATCTCCACCACCAGGAACGGACCCGCGAATTCCATCAGCTTCAGTCGGCGCCGCCGGAGGAATGGCAACGGAATGCCTTTGACTCGGAGCTCCCGGACGATCAGGGCGTGCAGTACGTCGGACGATTCCCAGATGCGGGAGTGTCCCACCTTCCGGATCCGCAACGCTCGATGGTCGTCCCACCACTGCAATTCGCGGAGCGTGCAGCCGGTGATCTCGGCTACCTCGCGCGTGGAGTAGGTTCTCTTTTGAGAAGGACTCATGAGCAGCCTGCCTTTTCGCGCACAGCCGGCGCGGGTGCTTCGGGGGCTTTCGATTGGGCCGGGGTGGATGTGCCGGCGAGCGGGTGAAACAGCTTGAACTCGAGAACGGTATGCCGGCGTTTGTATTCGCAGGCGGGACAGCCTGGGGCCGGGGTGCGGTTGATGGTGAGATCGTTGACGGGGTTCATTGAATGGTCTCCGGTTTTTGAAATTGCTCCAGCTTGCGCTCGGGCAGAGCGTGGCCGCGGGGATCGGGATCGCCGGTTTGGACGCGCCGCTGGATTTCGCGGCCGATTTCGCAAAGACAGAAATCGGTAACGCCGATCAGCCCGGTACCGTTGCAACCCGCGCACCTCCCCCACCGGTTTTTCATGCCGGGTTCCGGCGCCGCCGGCACACTCTCCGGCCGGTCACGCTTCTCAATCGCTGCACGCAGAGATTCGGCGAGCGCTACAGCTCTGGCGTAAGCGTCATCGAGAGGGTCGCTCACAATAGGGCTCCTTCCGTGTGATCATAGTGTCTCGCTGGGTCGCTGTCAGCGTTCGAATGCGGAGCGCGGCGGTCGCCTACATCGGCCGCCGTACCGCAGCCTATGTAGGAGGCACTTCTATGGAACTCGCGTTCGGAAAGTTTAAGGGTCTTTCTGTCGATGACCCGGAAGTTAAAACGAAGTATCTCGAATGGCTTTACGGAGAAATGATTACTACCTCTGAAGCCATCCAGGCGGAACTTGCTCGACGGGAGCAAATAGAAGCCGGAGACCTGAGCATGGCGGAGCGAATCGTTTTCTCCGGAACCCGCCAACTCGCCAAAGAATACAAGGACAAGCCCGAAATGCTGCGGCAACTCGCTGGAGCTGAGGCCGCACTCTCCGCGGTGTTGGCGAAATATTTCGGCGATCAAGCTGAAGATGAAGAAGTAGATCCAGACGTGCTCTTTGCTATTGAGCGCGAGGCTTGCGCGCAGATCGTGGAGAATTCGCCACACGGCAGCGATATCACTGCGACCGCACAGAAAATCCGAGCGCGGGGAAATCATTAGCCACCGGCTCCCTTTGCGCGACGCGTTAACTCGGCGTGGAGGTTGCTCGCCATCTCTCTGACCTCTAGGGATTCGGTGATGTCGTTCATCGTCGCTTCGCAATTCTTGATGTTTTGCAAAAGCTCGATTTCCGCCCATTCCTGAACCCGCGACTCGACGGCCGCGGTATCGTGCGTTGTTTCCATCCAGGTCTCGCGGGCCTTCACGATGGTCCTCATCAGAACGGGCGTTCCTACTTTGCCCCGTTTCAGCCGGTCATCAAGGATCACAAAAAAGTGATAGAGCGGAACCTCGCCGAGTGCGGTACGGGCTTTCTCCAGATCGTCAGAATCTACCCACACCTTGCGCGCAGTCAGGCCGACCTTCAGCGCGTCCGGCGGGCGGGCGGGCGGCTCTGGTGACCCCTTAGAGCGCCCGCCCGCCGCCTTTAAAACTTCTATCGAAGAAGAACGAGGGAGAGACTTGTCCTTGGGTGCTGAGGCTGAGGCTGAAGCATATAAGGAAGGGGAACCCTGTACACCGTTGGATTCCGGTTCGTACGAAGTGCCGGGGGTAGTTTGTACGAAGTCGGCAACGCAACTCTGTACAAAGTCGGGCTCGGCCAGCAAGCTGAGTTGCACGTATTTGAACGCGGCCGGGCGGCGCTTCGGGAGCCGCTTTTTCGGTACCCCGATCTCCTGAAACATGGTATTCTCGACTCGTTCATCTATGGATCTGAGTACCGCTTGCCCCTCCGCGAAGAAGACTTTCCGCCAAGCTAAATATGCGTCTCTTTTGGAAATCGCGGCTTTTTTGCGGTCCGCCGGGAGCTTTTTAATGAAATCAGCAAGATACCCGGAATTCCAACTCTGTACAGAGTTGCTCTGATCCCCTTTTGTTCGCCTCTTACAGGCGTGGGGAATGTCGGCGCAGAGCCAGATTTTCCGGTCTTTCGCTACCCGTAAAATCCCCTCGATCTGAGCCCCGTTGAGTTCATTGCGCGCGGTTTGAATCTTCCACCCCAGTTCCAGCGCCATGTTTTCGACGTAGAGGGTTTTGCCGTGTTCATCCACGCAGTAGGGAGACTCGTGGCGGTACGCCGTGGTCTTCGATTTGACCCATGCCTGCACCCGGATGCGGGCAGTTTCGCCGCGGTGCAGGTTAATTAGGTTCTGGTCTGGTGGTTCCGGATCGTAGCGGCCGGACTTCGAGCCCATCGCCTTCATGAGGGTGGTATTTCTGTCGCTTACCTTCACACTTCACCAACTTCCTTCGCTGGCCCAACCTCCGCGGCTGGGACCGGGCGCGACTTCTTTGCACGAACAGAACGTTGTATCTTTCGGCTACCCACTTGGCACCGCCCGTTTCGCTATTTTTCGCCCTTCTGTGGTGATCCCATAGATACGCGGATAGTCCGTGTTGAATAATTCGATCCAGCCGCTTTCGATCAGCTTACGAAGGGTCTTTCCAAGAATCCGGCGGCGTCCCCGGGTGAGCGTGGTATCGACCAGATTTATGTAGCCGGAATACTGGTGGATGGTCCAGTCCTGGACGTGCATTCGGTCGAGGATGAGCCATTGAACATGGGTAGGCGGACGATCTTGCGCCACGCGCATTTTGAGCGCTTCGGTGGGAGAGGAAGAGGTTGGGCCGGGGTTCATGAGGAAGCCTCAAGGCTCCGGCGAGCCATCTCATCCAGTTCAGCGTCGGTCAGTTCGCGGCGCGGCCGTGGCGGGGCTGAGGCTGCCTGCTGGCGGCGTTTCCGCTGTGCTTCGGCATTGTGAGCGATCACGGCATCGCGGTTGCGCTGATAGAACTGGTGTCTTGCTTTGCGGTTTCTGCAGGTCTTGCAGGCTCCGCACGAACACCCCGGTACGGGTCCCGGTTTCAAATGGCCGATCTCGCCGGCAGCCTGGAGACGCTCACGGCAATAGCGGCAGGAGATGAGACGGCATTCGCAGCGTTTCATGACGCCACCACGGGCTTCAGCGCCGTCACCGCTCGCTGAATGATCTCCTCAATCTCGAGTAGCCGAGCCTCGGAGACGGTGTGCTTTGGCGGTACGGCGCCCTCGGTCCGCTCCATCAGGTTTTCGAGGGCCTCGGCTGCCAGGGGGTTCTGGAAGCACCAGCCGCGCTTGTGCCAGCCGTCGCGAGCGATATGCCAGCCTCGGGAGCGAAGGAAGGGGTACTTCATGGCTGCACCGCCGAGCCCGCTGCCCTCTTCGCCTCACCGGTGCTGAACGCTCCGTAGCAGCGCTTGCGCATTTCCTCTAGGAACAGCGCGCCTTCCCGTGGGACGTAGCCCATTCTGGTTTTGACCCAGTGGCGGAATTCCTGCATGTCGCTGGTGAGGTCCTTGACCAGCAGTGAGCCATTCTTCGCCGCCACCTTCGCTGTTTTTTTCTGAAAGAGGCGAGCGGTCGGGATGAACATCCGAAGTTCACCGCCGACTACAATTACCGACAGATCGCCGCGGCCGTAGACGGTGGCGCGGGCCGTCGGAAACTCTGTCCGGAGTGCCAGAGAAACGTTGTCGGGTATCTCCATCGCCTTCATCCCGTACAGAAAATTCAGAAACGTCTTTGATGGATTGGCTAGCGGAGGCGTGCCGCGCCCCTCAACCGCCTGCTCGAAAGAGGCGAAGACCCCAGTGGACGCTGCAAGGTCCAGGAACTCGCGGTCATGCTTCGAGAGGCTGTCCAGCCAGTCGGTGTCCGGTTCATTTTTGGCGAAGGTGCCAAAGCTGGTTTCCAGCTTGAATCGGACGGACTCTCCACAGTGGGGGCACTGCCCAACCCAGGAGATGATGCGACGTTCGCCGCCGCTCATAAACCCGCCTCGTGGCACACCCGTGCCGTAACACTCACCCGTATAGGAAGAATTGCGTTCATTCCGAAACCTCCATTGCTTTCTACAAGTTGAAGTTGAATGAAACGCTGGGAAGGTTTATCCTGAAAACGTCGATTCCCTGCGTCTCGTTTAGGTCGGTCACTTGGCTATTCCGGCGAAGGTTTCGGCCTCGTGATCGATGTTTTCCTGCGGCAGGGAGGCGGCCTGGCGGTGTCCGCTGTGTCGAGAATAGCCGATGGGGTACAATCCCCAAATGCAATTGTTCTCGGCTTCGGTCTAAGTGAAAAATCCTGACCGTACCGGGACTTTCTCCATAACCCCAGCTCGCGGAAGGGCGCTATGTTACGTGTCCTATGGACACCTCCCCGATTGACCTTCAGACCCTGCTGAGCGAGCGCGCCAGATACCAGCGAGGGATACTGGCCGACCGCACCTTGAGAGGCTACGCCTACGACCTGGGCCATTTCCGGGCCTGGTGCACAACCATGGACCGGGCATCGATGCCGGCGAGCGGCGACACCACCAGCCTCTATCTCACCGGGATGCTGGTCACCGGCAAAAAAGTAACCACCACCAGCCGCCACGCTTCGGCGATCGCGCACGCGCACCGGCAGGATGGACTCGAGTCCCCGGTTACTCGAGATATCCGGCAGCTGCTGAGAAACGCCAAGCGGATCCGCTGCGAGCCGGTCCACCAGATGCGCGCCATCACGGTGGAGGAGCTGCGCCAGATGGTAGGCACGCTGGCGCTCGACGGCAGCCCGAACGCGATCCGGAATAGCTCGATGCTTACGCTGGGCTTCTTCAGCGCATTGCGCAGATCGAACATAGCGGGCCTCGAGCTGGGCGACGTGGAATTTACTTCCGAGGGAATGATTCTGCGGATACGCCACGAAAAGCAGGACCGCGAGGGCATCCCCAGACTGATCGGGATCCCGTACGGAACGTCGGAAGAAACCTGCCCGGTCAAGGGACTGCGTGTCTGGCTGGCCTATCGCGGTACTTCGGAAGGCGCGGCCCTCTACACTCATACGGAGCCAGGCGCGCATCGCCGGGGCCTGCTGCCCGAATCCTACTGCCGGATCGTAAAGCAGAGCATGACGCTGGCCGGCCTCGACTGCACCGACTACGGCGCTCACTCCATGCGCGCGGCCTTCGTCACCGCAGCCTTCGACGCCGGCGCCGACACCATGGTAGTCGCGGCCCACACCGGCCATCACGATCTGAGGGTGTTGCGCGATTACTACCGCAGAATCAGGCTCTTCAAATCGAACGCGTGCGACAAGATCGCCGTGTAGGTTTTCTCTCTGCCGCGCGATGGCTGAATTTTCTGGAATCACATCGGCCCCAATCACGAGGCTTGCTGTGGTGGCGACCGGGTGATTGTGCCCTCGTGTGACGAGAGCCCGGCCGCCGACCACAAACTCAAACCGGGAGCTTACCCCGGCTGAAGAATCATCACACACCGGAAGAAAAATAGCTATGGGACATTTGTACCGGTTGCAAAATCGCGTGAATTTGATAACCTGATTCACGTTCTGCCTCCCGGCCCTCTTTGCATTTCAAAAGAAGTTTTTCTTGAGCGGAAAACTGCGCGGCTAAAAGGCACTGGCCTGGATGCGTTCGTAGCGCGTCCAGGCCACTTGAAATTCCGATAATGGCGTGTTATTTTCAAAACTGTTTTCGACACTCGGGGGGTCTCCAGGAAACCTGGGCGAGGGGCCCCCTCTCCTGCCTTTCTTAAAATTCCAATGGTTACAACCTTACTCCCGCGACTGTTCGCGGTCAAACAGTGGCGCGTTTTGTTCATCCCGGAACACGGCGATATCTGATTTGTGAAGTGCGCCATCTACGCCCGCGTGTCGAAGAAACAGGGGCAGGAGACCGAGAACCAGCTGGTGGAACTGCGGCGGTATGCCAAGGCGCAAGGCTGGGAGACCATCGAGTACATCGACCGCGACACCGGCAAGCACTCGAAGCGGGACGCCTTCATGGAACTATTCGAGGGAGCCAGCCGGCGGAAGTTCGACGTGGTGCTGGTGTGGGCGCTCGACCGATTGACCCGCGAGGGTGTGCTGAAGACTTTCGCGCACATCGAGAAACTGGCTGGATACGGCTGCCGGTTCGAGAGCTACACCGAGCCCTACTTCCGTAGCACGGGTCCCGCCGGCGAACTGCTCATGGCCGTGCTCGCGTGGGTGGCGAAGCAGGAACGCCTGCGGATCTCAGAGCGGACCAAAGCAGGGCTGGCGATCGCCCGAGCGAAGGGACGGGTTGGCGGCCGGCGCCCCAAGGTCTTCGACCGCGACAAGGCCAGGGCACTCAGGAATCAGAACCCGCCGATGAGCTGGCGCGCGATCGCACGGGAGCTGGGCGTAGCACAGAGCTCGATCCGGGATGCCCTGGCGGTCAAGCCGCGGCGCAGTGGACCTGGGCGAGGCGGTAGCCCGCGCACTCGACGCCGCATTTCGGGCAAGGGGTAGGTTTCTTCTTCCGCCCGGCGCCGGGGGCGCGTGTCTTGCGAGGCGGTGGGGCGGGTTTGCGTGGCATAGAATTAAACCTCGCCGGGTTGCCTACCGGCCCCACCTACCACGGTGGAGGCTCCGCTTACGCGAAGGAGCGCACGGCGGAGAGCTATTGGCGCGGAAGCGTATTGATGTAGGCTTGCCACTGTTTCCCGAGTGACGCGACGGCTTCCTGGGTCGAGCGGGTGGCGTCGGCCAGCGTGGCGACTACGGCAGCGTTCCTGGCGATCAGGTTGTCCGTCCTCTCGAAAGCGGCGAAGAGTGCGGCGATCTGCCGGTCATGCGCCGCAACCGTATCGGTGAGCTTTTCAAGTTTCTCTTCAACTGTCATTGTTTGGTTTTCCTTCCGCCCGTTGGTAGCGGGCTACTCTTCTACAATAGCTTATTTGCGCAAATAAGGCAAGGGAAAAGAATGCCTGTTTTCAGGCCCAAAATAGGTGTGCGACAAACCCCACCCCGAAATGCGCGAAACGGCGTTGCAAATAAACCCTGACGTTTGGCTGGATGGGCTTGCCGCCATCGACCGTTAGCGCACAGCCAGGAAACCCCCGCCAACACGCGCGCCGGCTACGTTTTCCCCGGTGTTACGCGGATACGCGCACGGTCGCGGGGAGCGCGCGCAGCTTCGAGAAAAACTCGCGGACGCGCCCGGCGCAGGGCGGCTGCACGTCGCAGGCTTCGATGTAATGGTGCAGGGTGGATGTGCCGACGATGGCGACGAGCGGCCAGGCTACGAGCGAGATGGGCAGCAGGGACAGCATGATGATGCGACCCGGGTAGAACCACACCCTCCGGTAATTACGCAGCCCGAGCAGCGCATCGCGGCGGATCCGCGAATGGTGCTCAGTCTCCCAGAATGCTCCGGCCAGGCTGATTAGGATGTTGAGGGCGGCGAAGGGGTTGAACCACCCTTGCACTTCGAGTGTCCAAATGAGATTGGCGAACCATGCCGCCGCGCAACACCCAGCCATCACGCGGGACTGGGCAATCGAATCGATCCCGGTCACGGCGTGTACCCAATCCGCGGCCGGCTGGGACACGCGGTCGATCAGAAAGTCGTCGAGGCGCCGCAGCATACATCCGATTATGCGCCCAAGTTCCGCTCGGCACCCGCGCCCCACGAGTAGATTGTTCAAACCAAAAAAGAACTTACAGCCTCTCTCTCATTTCCGCACAATACGGAGATCCACAGGGACAATCGTCTGGATGCAGGCCTGGTGAGGTGGTGTCTCCCCTCTGCGATCCTGGATTCTGCATTGCCCATCTGGCGAGGCCTGCGCGGTTGCCTACCTCGAGCTCGCGGTACAGCCTGCTCAGGTCGTTGGCAATGCCGCGCACACCGGTACCCAGTGCGTGTGCAATGGATTTATCGCTCGCCCCCTCGCAGACAGCGCGGACGATCTGCTGCTCACGGGGACTGAGCTGTATGTCGCCGTTCGAATCATGTCTCAAGGTTTTGTGGGAGCTGGTGATTCTCCCGAAGCCAGCCCCCCACATGCACAAAACCCAACTTATCCCAGGGTACAAGATTGCACGGTGCAGAAATACAATCTATCGCCGGACACCCTGAGCAGCGCATACTGCGACCAATGAGCAAGCCCGTCAAGGTAGTTTCCATCGATCTCGCCAAACGCACCCAGAAAGTCGCCGAGTATCACGAGCTGAAGCGCCTGGAAGCCGTGTTCGCGCCGCATGGCGAACGCCTGACGCAGCTGCGGGAGGAAATCCAGACCTGGTACCCCGAAAAAGCGGACGATGAGCCGGTGAATGAAACCTACGGCGACTACATCCTGCAGCTCGGTCCGCGCCAGAACGAGCGCGAAATCGTGAGCATGAGCAAGCTGTTCAATCAGCTGGGCAAAACCACATTTCTGAAGCTTTGCCGCTTCCCCCTCACCGTAATCGATCAAATCAAGATCGACCCCCAAATCCTCAAAGTCCTCGTAATCAAGCTCCGCACCGGCGCGCGCAGGGTAACCACTGTAGCGGCCAACTCCTCATCGGAAGCGGCATGATCGATCCCGGGCTGCTCGCCCTCCTCGGCACAGTAGTGAGCGTGGCGGGCGGGCAGATCTTGCAGATGATGCGCGAATCCCGGCACCGGAAGTGGGATCGCGAGGACCGGGCGCAGAAAGCGGCGGACCTGGCGGAGGCCTCGGCGGCGGACGCGGCGCGGATCGCGAGAGAATTGGCTGCCACGGTGGCCCAATCGGCGACGAGTGTAGCGGCGACGGTTGCAAGAACCGCGGCGCAGAGCGATGCCGTGGCTAAGTCCCGAGCTGGCCAAGTCCTCCAAAAAATCGCCGAGAATACCGAGATCTCGGCGAAGGCGTTCCACGAAGCGAACCAGGCCAATTTGAAATTCATCCAGATCCACGAACGGATGGACGCAAAGGACGAGCGGATGGACGCAAAGGAAACCTAATGCATGCAGCGCCCGGCAGACAAGGCCCGGTCGATGCGGGAACTGAGAAAGCGGAGAGGCGCGCCGTTCATACGACATCTGCCGATGCAGACGCGGAATGTGCTGCCCCGCAAGGATTCGGACGCGGATAGTTTTCGATGGAGGGAATTATGGACGATTCAACATGTATTGGGCGGACCGGCTGGCAACCTTCAGTCGTCGCTCTCGGACTTCTACTTGCATTGGCTGTTGGATGTGGACTGAGGCGGCTGCACGCCCAGACCCAGGTGCCCAGCGCCTCGATCAGCTACCCGGCCGTCCAGTTCGTCGTGATTCAAATCCTGACGCCGGCCGGCATCCTGCAGGTCCAGCTGCATCCGTCCATCGTGCTCGACACATCGGGTGCGGTACCCGTATTGCGCGTCGTGAGCGCGCCCACGCTACCTCCCAGACGCACGGAAGTATTCGGTCCGGGAGCCGCCTATACTACAGTCACTATGTCGCTCCCCCCCGACAGCCGAGAGATTCGCGTCTATCGCAACGGCCTGTTGATGGCCCCCACCATCGACTATTCGATAGCCGCGCAAGTTGTAACGTTTACGGTGCAGCCGACGCTCGCAGCCGATATCGTGCAGGTATCCTACGGGCCGCTCCCATGATCCGGGTAGCGGACGGCGCCACGCTCATCGTGTTCGCAGCCGAGGCGCACGGCGACACCGAATTCTCGCTGCCAATTGAAATCTTTCTGCTGCTGGCGAAAGAGGCGCGGACCATCACCGAGTTCCGCACCATGTTTATTTTGGAATCGCGGATGGGCTGCACGCCCGGGAAGTTGCAAGCCAAGCGCCTCGCCCAAACGGCGAAAGCGGCGGCGGGGTAATGGCCAAGCGCCCCCAGCCCTGCAAAAATCCCACGGTGCGCAAGCAGACCCGGCGCGCGATCGCGAAGAAGCTGGTTCAGAGGAAAGGCCCGAAGCAGATCGGCAAAGAACTGGGCATGTCGCGCCAGAATGTCAATTTTCATATCCGGGCGCCAGAGACGCAGGCATTCATCCGCGCAGCCCTGGACCCGTACCTGGATGAGATCGCAGGACTGGTTCGCCCGGCGCTCAAAGTGGTACGGATCGCGCTCACCGGCAAGCGCGTGGCTACAGCGGACAAGCTCAGAGCCGTTAAAACGCTGGGCTATCTCATGGAGTTGGCAGAAGGGAGAAAAACCGATGGCGACGCTTCAGATTTGCCCCCGCGCTGGCACGGCACGCTCGAACAGCTCCTCATCCTGCACCACACCACGATCCACGTCCAGTCTCAGGCAGCGTGACGCGCTGATCGAGCAGCACATCGGCTGGGCCCGTGACATCGCGGTCAAGGTGGCTGCCCATCTTCCGACGTGGTTTCATGCGGATGATCTGATGGGGCTCGCCGCGATCGCACTTCTGAACGCGGCGGCGAAGTACGATGCGGGCCGCGGCGTCCCCTTTCGAGCGTACGCGAGATTGGCGGTCGAAGGGGCATGTTATTCGGCAGCACGAAGGAACGAATACCGGGAGCGGGCACACGCAGAACTGCCCGAAGAGGCGGCGAGGGAAGAAAGCCCGAAAGCCAGAAATCGTGCTTTACCGGCAGCCGTGTGGGACCTTCCTCCCGATCAATACCGCGTGATCGAACTCTGTTACCTGCACGACCTGACCGTCGAAGCAGCAGCGGCACGGATGCGGATTTCACCGAGTAAGGCGAGTCAGTTTCACCGGGCGGCGCTCCAATCGCTGAAGCGGGCGCTGGGTGAATCGAGAATGGCGGCATGAAGGACTGGTTGCCGCTGCTGTTCGTTACCCTTGTGTGGTTCCTCTTCGGCTTTTTGGTGGGCTTTGCGCTGAACGGCGGATTGAAAAAGTGACTCCAGGTCCCAGCCTCGATCAGTTGACCCGCGAAATCTTCCACTTCGAAGATCAGGCCATCGAGCACGCCGAGAGCGCGGTGAAATTCAAAGCGGAGATCGGCAAGCGTTTGATCGCGGCCAAGGAGCTGCTACCGCACGGCCACTTCATGCCCTGGGCAGAAAAACAATTCGGTTGGAGTCACCGGCACGTGACCAATCACATGGAGCTGGCGCGAAAGTGGAAGCGCGTTTCTACTTTGCCGGAGGGGGCAAGCCTCAGAATGGCTCTCTCGGCGGTCGCGGGATCGAACGATTCCCCCGCTCCCAAGGTCGAACATAATAAATTTGTTATACCGCTGCTCTCCGGCGAAGAGGCGGTAGTCGAGCTGAGAACCGGCGACCCCGAGCAGCTCTGCGCCACGTTCGACGCGCGAAGCCTCACGTTTCGCCGGCTGCGAAAAGCAGCGTAAGGCGATAACCCCGGCAGAGGTTTTAGAATGCCGCTGCTGAACGTCATCATCGTGCTGATCGTTGTGGGTCTGTGCCTTTACCTTGTCCAGACATACATCCCGATGGCGGCGCCCATCAAAACCGTGATCACCGTGGTAGTCGTGCTGGTGCTCTGCATCTGGCTGCTGCAAGTCTTCGGCATTACGGACGGCTCAGTCGGACCCAGGCTCCGCTGAAGATGGTAATCGGAAGCGGTTGGTACGGCGGCTTCTACTGGGTCATCGTGGACCGGGGCATGCGCGCGCGGCATGTGGTCTACTGCTGGCCGGACTGAATTCGATGGCGGAAACCCTGCGTCAAAAGCAATCGCGATTCGTGAGACTGCTCCCGGAGCTGATTCACTTTGCGGACGATCACGGGTATGAACTGACGCTGGGCGAAGCCTACCGGCCACCGGCACAATCCCGCAAGGGCGGCTCCCTGCATTCGAGCAGGCTGGCCATCGATCTGAACTTATTCCGCGACGGCGTGTGGCTCAAGAAAACCGAAGATCACCGTGAGCTGGGCGAGTTCTGGGAGTCCATCGGTGGCACCTGGGGCGGTCGGTTTGGCGACGGGAATCACTACTCAATTTCCCATGCTGGCCTGAAGTGAGCGAGCCTACTTACGTCGCAACCCCACGCAACTGCTTCCGTTGCGGCGACGAATTCACAGCCACCGATAGCGCGCGAATCTGCCCGAAGTGCCGGAAGCCGGTCACCCACGAGAGGCACGCGCTACCCTTCAAGCCCCCGAGCTTCCGCGAAAATCAGGTGATCGAGCGCGTGGCGCTGGGCCTGGCGAACAAAGAAATTGCCGCGCAGCTACACCTGGCGGAGGGGACCATCAAGGAGTATCTGAACCGGATCTTTCGCAAGCTGAAGGTCACGAACCGAACCGAGCTTGCGATATGGGCAATCGCTCACAGGGGCGATACGCCAGCATGAAAACTCTTCTCCTTTTTCTGGTTCTCGCTTGCGCGGCGCAGGCCGGAGTGCTGCGCGTCGTGTCGTATCCGTTTCGAGTGTCGCCGGTGAAACTGGTGCTGCCGGGTTTGAAGGTGCTCACCTATCCCGTGGTGCATCCGGTGAAGACTCTGAAGCCGCTGGTGTTTCCCATCGTGCACCCGAAGCGCTTCTGGGTATGAACCGGAAGCATGTGAATCAGACTTCTCGGCACCCGCGCCCCACGAGCAGAACGTTCAAAATATGAACAGCCAGCTCACCCCCGCCGAGCAAGCCGCACTCATCCGAGGCTTCGGCTGCCACGATAAATTCGCGGCTGAATCCTTGCGCATCCAAACCAAGACCGGCGGCATGGTGCCGATGATCCTCCAGCCCGCTCAAATCAAATTGATGAAGGCCATCAACAGGCAGAGAGCCGCAAGAGTGCCGGTTCGAATCTGCTATCTGAAGGCGGGCCAGGTCATGGTGAGCAGCGGCACGGCGGCACAGAATTTCCACTTAGTCCCATTCATGCCGGGCCGGCATTGTCTGGCAGTCGCCGATTCCGAAGACCACAGCAAAATGGTCTTTCGCTACTACAAGGATTTCCAGAGCGAGTATCAGCCCTTCACCGCGGGGATCCCCGGCGCTGGCGTCTGCCTTCCCGAGCTGATCAACGACAAGGACGATACGCTGCACTGGGCGAACGGCTCATTCATCCGCTGTGTAACCGGGGCCAACGTTCACGCGGGCAGGTCGCAGCCGTGGCATGCTCTGCAAATCTCCGAGTTCGGCTTCATGCCGCATGGCCAGATCTTTCTCGACGGAACGCTGCCCCGCGTCCCAAATCTTGCGGAGACGCTGGTGGTGATCGAGTCCACCGGCTTCGGCGAGGGCGGACCATTCTACGAACTCTGCCAGCGGTGCCAGGATCCAACGCGGGCGGGCGGTTGGCTATTTCTCTTCTTCGCGTGGTGGGAACATCCGGAATATCAGATCGATGTGGCGGATCCGCATTACCTGCAGAAAGACTTGAGCCCGGAAGAGAAAGACGAGATCGTCCAATACAAACTGACGCTGAGACAGATCGCATGGAGGCGCGATGCGCTCGCGAACAAGTGCAGCCACAAGGTCGATATCTTCCGCCAGGAGTTCCCAGCGAACCCGCGCGAAGCCTTCCAGGGATCGAGCCGCACCTATCTGGATTTGGGAGCAGTCGAGCGGTGCTGTCAGATCGAGGAGCCGATGCGTGGCGAGCTCGAGATCGTGCAGCTTGGACCCGAGCGAAAAGTGCAATTTCAGCAGAAGGAATACGGCGCCTTCTCGATCTATCGAAAGCCGCGCAAGGGCGGGCGCTACGTGATCGGCGCGGATTCGGCGCAAGGCAAAGATCCCGAGGCGAAGAAGGGCGGCAGGTCGGATCCGGATTACGCGGCCGCTTCGGTGCGAGATGCCGATACGGGCGAACAGGTGGCGGTGTTTCACGATCGTGTGACCGAAAGCTACTTCGGGAAGCAGGTGTACGCACTGGGCTGGTATTACTCGTGGGCCTATATCGTGCCTGAAACCGTGGGAGCCGGCAGGGCCTTCCTGCAGGCGCTGCTCGAAAACGGCTATCCGCAGGACCGCATCTATCGCAAGCAGCGGCCCGCTGGCGACATGCGGCCGGTGACCTTCAACGAGCTGGGTTACCAGACGGACACTGTAACGCGGCCGGTGCTGCTGAGTTCGCTCGATACGGCGTTCCTCGAAGGGTCAATCACTGTTCACCACGGGCAAACGGCGCAGGAGTGCCGTACGTTGGTGAGAGATCCGGAAGGCAAGGTAGCGGCCAAATTCGGCCAGCATGACGATCTGGTTTTCGCCGAGGCGCTGAGCGTAATCGGGCTGCGCTATGTTCCGATTAAGCCAATGCAAACGGAAGAGGAGCGGCGGAACAACTGGCGGCCGGTGAAGTACGGGCAGAGAGGACGTGACGACGATGACTAGCCTGCTGGTGGCGATCCTTCTTACGGCGCTGTGGATCTGGGTGGCTGTTTGCCTGGTGTGCTTTCTGGTCTATGCATTCCGGGGCAAGCTGGTGCCCTACCCGGTTTCCTTCACGATGATTGCGGTGAGCGTGTTCCTGGGCTTTCGGCTGGCCCGAAGTATCTGGTTAATTTCATGACTGACCTCGAAGCCAACGAGCGCTGTGTGACCTGCCGGTTCTACGAAGGGCATGAACGATACGGCCACTGTCGAAGGAATCCGCCAGTCGTGTTGTATGCAGGCGACGAAGGACGTTTCACCGTGTTCCCTGAAGTTCTGGCGTCGTGGTGGTGTGGAGAGTTCCAGCGAGGAGCCGATGTCGGACCTGCAAAGTAGACCTTACCGTCCCGACCCCGCGCAATGCTGCGAGGCGTGCGTATTCGGATCGGGCGAGCATAAGGAATGGTGCAAGCGGCAACCCGCGCTGTCCTGTCCGGAATGCGGAGCCGAGGCAGGGTGCGCTGCACTCCTGGAAGGTCATCGGTGGTGGCAGCACGGCGTGATTCTCCCGGCATCGTTGTAGTTCCACTGGCGATAAGCCGGTGAGTGCCCAAGTCCTTCCAGATCCGCCTGCCTGAAGACGAACGCCGCAAGCTGATCGACCGCATTGAAACCGATTTCTCCGACGCCTCAAGCGCCACTACGCGGCATCGCGACCGCTGCCGATCCTGGATGCAAAAGTGGGAGAACCGGGTGTCGGCGGCGAACGCAGGCGACGAGTCGAAGCCCAACCACACCGTCCCGCTGATCCAGTGGCAGTGCTTCAACAAGCTCGCCCGCGACATGCAGAGCTTGCTGGGCGACGATGCCGAAATCACCGGCAGAGCGGTGGGACCCTCGGACGCCGGGAAGGTGCGCAAGGTCGGAAGGTACATGACCTCGCGGGTGTTCGATCAGATGGAAATCACCAATCCGCTGATCGTCTTCGAGTTCCGAAGAATCTTATTTGGCCACGCGGTGGCGCACCGGCCCTGGTACCGCAGGGAGTTCGACACCCTGGAACGCGGCAGGATCAAGCGCGTCTGCGATTACGAAGGCCCCGGCTTCTTCCCGTTAGAGCCCGACGACATTGTGACGCCGGGAGAGCGCGGGGTTACCTGCCTCCAGCAGTTCAGTTTCATCGGCCATCGGCGCAGAGTGACGGTCGACGAATTACAGCGCGGCGACGGAACGCTGTACCAGGGCACCTCGGATAAAGCCTTCGTACAGCGGGCGATTCAGTGGGCAAAGACGTCCGGCACAACCTCCGATTGGCAGCTTTTGAATCAGAACCAAGTACGCGACGAGCGCGAACGCTCCGAAGGAATCGACTACGACAACCCCCAGCAGGGATCGCGCGGACTGTGGATCTGGGATTGGTACGGAGCCTGGCGGCCGCTGAAGAAAGCAAAACGGGACGCGGAGATCGACGACCTGGAAAAGCGCCTGCCCTTTGAGGCGGACTGGTGCATCAGCTTCCTCCCCGGCATGCGCGAGATTGTAGGCTGCCGCGACCTGCTGGACCTGTACCCGAAGATGCGGCGCCGCCGGCCGTTCGTCGAATCGACGCTGATCAAGGACGGCACCTATCGGCCCAAGGGCTTCGGCGCGCTGCTCGAAGATCTGGAAGACGACGCGACGGCCAACAGCAGACTGTTTGCCGCGGCGGGCGAGCTGAGCGTGTGGCCCATCGTATTCTTCGAGCCCGGCTCAGGGTTTCAGCCCAAGGCGTTCAAAGTCGAACCGGGGCAGGCGATTCCAACCACCAACGCGGCGGGCGTCAAAGTCGTGACCATCAATCCGAATCTCCAGTTCGGGCAAGTGCGGCAGCAGGAGATCATCACCAACTCGGAGCGGGTCACCGGCATCACGGATCAGAGTATGGGCAGGGCCTTGTCCCAGCCCAACGCGCCGCGAACCGCTACCGGCCAGATCGCGCTGATCGAGCAGGGGAACGTGCGGGCGTGGCTCGATTCGACGGTGCTCAAAGAGGACATGGAGCGGGTAATCGGCGATTTCTGGGAGATGGAATGCGACCTGGGCGCGAAGAGCGGGCCCGGGCAATTCTTCCGCGTCACCGAGGAGCAATCGGGCGGCCTCTTCGACACGAAGCAGGGCGGCGCGTTCATGACCCCCAAGGAATTCGGCGGGCGCATGGACTTCAAGCTGAAATTCGCCACCAGCGTATGGGCGCGGGAAGCCAAGAAGGCTCAATTCCTGGCCTTCTATCAGGTGGCCAGCGCGTCGCCGCTGGTAATGAGCAACCCGACCGCTCTATGGAGCTTACTCGACCGGCTGGCGCACGAATTCGGCATCGACGACTTCGAAAGCATCGTTCCGCGGCCGCCGGAGCTGGATCGGCCGAAGACTCCGGATCAGGAATGGACCCTCATGCTCGAAGGGGAAGAAGTCGAATGCAACCCGCAGGACCACGACGACCTGCACATTGCCCAGCATTCGAAGCAGATCGACCTGGAGCGCCAGAACCCGGACCGCGACGACCAGGCCATCGGCTTCGGCATCCGCCATCTGATGAAGCACAAAGAACAGCAGCGGGTAAAGATGCTGATGCAGGCGCAGGTAACCGAAATCGTGAAGGGCATGCAGGACCCCGAGAACCCGCTGGGCCAGCAGATGGCCCAGCAGCTCGAACAGATGGACATGGAGCAGCAGCAGGGCGGCGTACCCGGCGGCGATATGCAGCCAGGGCAGCAGATGCCGCCTGGAATGCCGCAGATGCCGGGAATGATGTAAATGGAGCACGTACTCGATTCAGGCGACCTGGACAATATCCGCGAGACCCGCGCCACCCTCGGCCACGCGCTGATCTTCCTGCGCATCTCGGATGAAATCCGGCGGTGTCAGGAAAAACTGGAACAGCCACTGACCGAGCAGCAGACCAATTCCCTGCGCGGGCAGATCGCCGGTTTGCGGACGGCCCGCGAACTTCCGCAGATCATCGAGACCGAAGCCGAGAACAATACCAAGGGGAAGACACATGCCGCGTAAGAAGAAGGCCGCGCCGGTGGTTGACACAAAGCCCGTTGTGACAAGCAAAGAGCCGGAAGAGTTGACGGAACCCGAAACCACGCTGGCCCAACCGGAGCCCCCCGAAGCCGAAGCGCCCGCTGTGCACGAAGAACCGAAACGCCGTCTGACGGGCTATGAATTACAAGCCGGACTCCGCGAAGAGCGCCGCGTCAAACGCCTGAAACAGAGAGGTTACTAAGACCATGTCGCAAAACGAAGAGTTGGAACAGTTGACCCTCGAAGCGAACCGGAAACAGATCGAGCAACAGGCGCGGGGCGCGGATACCAAGTCGAGGCTGCGCGAGCTACGCCGCGCGATCGCGAACGCACGGGTAGCGCGGCAACTGGCCGGCCAGCCCGATCCCCACCGCTAATTTGTGAGTCCATCGCCTCTCATCACCGAGAGCTGTCCCTACTGCGCGCACGCCCGCAGCCTCAACGACATCATGCCGTTTGCTGGCACCAAGATATGCCAGCAATGTTACCGGGCACACCGCGCAGCGCTCGAAGCTCTCTCCAATTCCCAGCCTCCGAAAGAGTGCAGCGAGTGCCACCTCACCTACCAGCAATTGCGCGACAGAGCAAGACTTGACGATAACCAGCCAGCCAGCATGGACTGTCACAACGAGGCTGGAATCTACCGTTTCCTGTGCCGCAAGTGCAGCCGGGAGTACGTGAGAAAACGCTCCGAACTCTACGCCGATACCGAATTCGGCCACCAATTGAGGTTGAAATAATGCCGCACGACGCAGCCGGAAATCTGATTCAGAAGGGCGACCTGGTGAAAGTGACCTTCGTCGTCAAAGACGTTTACGCGAGCGATGAGTACTGTAACTGCTCGCTGGAAACGGTCGCACCGATGTATCCGGGCGAGCACAAAACAGCGCTCACGGTCAACACCAAGCAGGTTGTGAAGGAGTAAATGTGTCAGTAGAAGCGGATGTCATCGAACGCGATGCGCCAGCCGGGCAGGTCCCTGAAGAAGGGCAGCCAGGCGACAAAGGCAAGGGTAAAGGCAAAGAGCCGGAGACCGTAACGCTCTCGAAGTCCGAAGTGGAATCCCTTCGGCGTGAACGCGACGAAGCACGCGAGTCCGAGCGCTACTGGTCCGACCGTGCGCGCGGCGCGGCAGAACCGGAAGAACCGAAAGAACCGGCCGATCCCGACGACGACGACCCCGACCCGGCCCAGGAAACCCTGGTGGACGATTTCAGCAGCACCGGCATTGCTGCCCTGGTCAAGCGCGGCCTGGTCACCAAGAAAGACGCCAAGGCCCTGATCGAGAAAATCTCCGAGCGTGTAGCCACCAAGGTGGCGCGCCAGGTGGTTGGCCAGGCGCAGGCAAAAGCCACGGCGGACACCACCATCATGAGCGAGTTCGGAGATCTCAAAGACGAAAACTCCGAGCTGTTCAAACAAACGAAACTCGAACTTGCGCGTCTCGGCAAGCTGCACCCCGGGCAGGCGCACACGGCGAAGGACCTGTACTCCGCCGCCTCCATCGCACAGACCAAGATCGACGCAAAGAAGCCGAAGGATCAGGGGCGCAACGGCAACGACGGCGAACGCTACGACTACCAGGACACCGAAGGCGAGGAAATCCGCAGGCTCCGGGTGGACAGCCAGGGCGGGGCCCGGGGACGCACGGCCCGGCAGGATATCGACGACGACATTCTGCCGCCGCAGACCAAGCAGGTGCTCGCCGGCATGTTCCCCGATAAGACGCCCGAAGAGCGCGAGAAAATCTTCCGGCGGGGACAGGGGAGGAGCAAGTAGATGCCACGCAAGAAAATCCAGACCGGCTACACCGCCAGCGCTGCGCTACCCGAATCCAAAATCTTTGGCGGCTCACCGGAAACCGACGAAGCCTTCAATGCGCGGCCCATCATGGACTGCCACGTCGGAGGCGTCCTCGTTCGCGATATGCCCTTACTCACCCAGCGGCTGATTCACATGGACCAGACGGACGAAGGCTTTGTTGCGAAAAACGAAGGCCGCACGGGAGTAGGCGCCACGGTATCCGCCGAGCCTGCGGACAAGGCCGTCCAGGAGCGCCGCGACGACCTGCGCGCGCAGAAAGACCCACGTATGGCCCGCAACCCGATGAAGGACATCGAAACCAAATACACGCCTGTGGGCATGAAGGGCAAGTTCCTGCGATCGGGCGGCGAGACTAATCCCGACTATGAGCTGGTGAAGGACGCCAACGGCGCGCAGGTGAAGTACAAAAATATGCCGTTCGGAATCCGGCCCATCGAAGACGTGAAAGACCGCACCGCCGAGATGCGAGAGCGCACCGCGAGCCGGTTGAAGGGTCTGACCAGGGAATTCAAAGAGAGCGATCCGGGCGTACCGGCGGCGGGCCAGTAAAAATCCCGGAGCGGAGTCTGTGAGTGCCCGCCCCGGTTTGTTGTAGTGGTAAAGCCTCAATGTAGGCACCGCTAGCGTAGCAGGCTTCAGTTGCGCGCCGCCTCGACAACCTTCGCGCATTCGATGAGATATGCCGCGAGACTGCGCGCGGTGGCCGGATCCAGTCCCACCCAGGGGACTCGAGTCCCGAACTCGATCCCCACGATACCCTCCGCCGGATCCGCTATAACGGCGATCGAGAGTTCGCCTCTGTCCTCGGCGCAGAGCTTGCCGCCCGGGAA